GAAACATTTGAGGAGCAGATTAGGCTCGTCCGAGCGGAAGCTGCGGGCAAGATTGTCGTAGCTGGCACCGAACACCGAATCAGAAATGCTGCGGATACGAAAGACCGCATCATTGCCGATGCCGACGTAACTGGCCGAGATGTCACAGCTACGGATGGCACGTAATGTATCAGACAGGCTACTACGCCACTAACCACTACGCGACCGGGTACTACAGCAGACCGGTCTTCGCCGATACGTTACTGGGGCCGACATGGTACTCGATCATCTTCGAGGCACGTGTTGTGCTTCAGGATGGTCAAGAAGGCTGTTACCGCTACCCGGACTCTATGCTCCTGAACATCCTGAATCGTGCGCTTCAAGACCTCGGCAGGATGCGCCCAGATGCCTTTTACGATCATTTCTCAGCCAATAGCCTCAACGTACCCGAGATTACGGAACTGAATTGGGGCGAGGAGATATCGGTTCCCCTCGTGTTCATGCCCCCACTGATGCTGTATGTAACAGCTATGGCAGAGTCGACTGAGGATGAATACGTCGAGGACGGTCGCGCAATGGGCCACCTGTCCATGTTCAAAACATATGTCATGGGGCTTTGATTTCCCGACATATGTGGTATTATCCGTTTGTCTGTACTTCTTTTAATGAGGATTTGAAATGAAAAATGCATCAACTAGCTCTACCAAAGGCGTCTCTTGGCCTCATCCATGCAAGGGCGCGAAGGAAGGCTATAATCAGGTAGGTGGCGAAAGTCATTCGTCTGTTAGCCCTAGCCAGTTCTGTGGGCCAACCAAAGGCAACCGTGACTTACCGATTGACCGTACCGCTGGTGCCAGTCAAGGCCAGTACTCAGGTAAGTGATGAAAGTCCCTAAACCCAAAAGCAGGGTTGTAAATTCCCATCGCTTGTCGAGTCTCGACGGCGTGAAGGATATTAAGCTCGGCCCAGCATCGGTCGAAGCTCGGCAAGAGGGCAACGCTCACGTAACCGGCAAGGGGGTCGAACGTGATGATTCTGGATTTGATGACGTAGAGGAACGTCGTAAGAGATATGGCTTCCTTTATTGAAACCCACACCTGAAGTAGTACAGGCTCTAGCCAACCTCCGTACGAGCCACGACTTTAAGACCTTCCTTGGTTGGATCGAGGAGGGTCTTGAGTCTGCCCGTGGTACGTGCGAGAGGCACACGGCTGACGAAAAGCTGTATCGAGCGCAAGGCATCTGCCAAGCACTGCGCACCATCAAAGAAGTAAATGAGGAATCACCGAAGTTACTAGAAAAGTTCAAATCAAAAAACCCCTAACCAAGAGGAATACGCATGAGTACTAGAGACACGACGAAAGGCAATGCGCTCCCAGCAGCCGTACAAAAACAGGTTGATGAGGCAGACGCAATAATCAAACAGATGCAGGCAGTAGAAGATGCCGACCCTGCCGCAGACCCAGCAGACCCAGCAGCAGTCGTTACTGACCCACCGACTGAGCCTGTACCCGAACCGACACCTGAACCTGAACCAGCAACCGAACGTGTCGACTGGAAGCAAAAGTTTCTGGTGCTTCAGGGCAAGTACAATAATGAGGTTCCCATCCTACACTCCGACTTAAAGGAAGCGCGTGGCGCAATGGGTGGGTTACAAGACCAACTGAATACATTGACAGCGACCGTCGCTTCTATGAAGGAGTTACGAACCAACCCGCCTGAACCTGCAACACCGCTCGTTTCCGCCGAGGAAGTTGAGCAGTTCGGGCCTGACCTCATTGACCTTATTGGGCGTGTTGCCAAGCAAGAACTTGGCGTTACGCTGGACGATAAGCTGAAGCCTGTGAAGGCAAGTGTCAAACAGGTGGAAGGAAAGGTTGCACAGAACGAAACATCTGTGGCACAATCGGCTCGTGAGAAGTTATACGACACGCTAGACAGAGAAGTCGGAGACTGGAGTACCATTAACAAGAGCGAACCGTTCTTGAAGTGGCTCGCCGAGGAAGACGATCTGACTGGAATAGTAAGAGGCAACATCCTCCGTACAGCTTTTGACAGGAACGACACAACGCGAGTTGTGAAGTTTTTTAACAGCTTTCAGAAAGAACACGTGGTTGAAACAACTGACCCCGTGCCTGCTACTCCAGCAGCGGATGAAACACCTGCCGCAGCGGAACCACAGCAGACATTGGATGAATTGGTGGCCCCCGGAACGCCTAAAACCGGGTCAACTGGCGCTCAAGAGGAAAGCGGAAAAGGTCGGATTTGGAACCAAAAGCTGATTAACGAGTTCTACGAATATAAGAACGAGTTCGTCAAGAAGAACCCCGGAAAGGATATGCCAAAAGATATGGCATCAATAGAACGGGATTTATTCAAGGCGCAGCATGAGGGAAGAATTCGGTAATTAACCGTTAATTTTTCAGGCTATAAACAGGGTTCCATCAGTACTGCAATAGTCTAGGAGCGCAAGAAATGGCATTTCCAGTAGACGCGACCCCTTTTGCGGGCGCGACCCCATCACCAGCATACACTGGTGTATTCATCCCCGCTGTTTGGTCGGGCAAACTTGTAGAGAAATTCTACAAGGCGACCGTATTAGGGGCCATCGCTAACACTGACTACGAAGGCGAGATCAAGAACTATGGCGATAAGGTCGAGATTCGCTCTCGTCCAGACATCACCATTTCTGTTTATGAAGCAGATACCGATCTTGTACCCACCCGTCCGTCAGTAGCCAAGCAAACCATGAACATCGAACACGGCAGGTACTTCAACCTTGCTCTTGATGATGTCATGGAGATTCAGTCTGACATCGACCAGTTGTCGATTTGGGCAGAAGACGCTGCCGAGCAGATGAAGATCAACATCGACAACCAAGTACTTAACGGTACGGTGAACGGTGATGGTTCAGGTCTGACAGGTAACGCTGGCATCCCAGCAGCCAATAAAGGTTTGACCGCTGGTGTGTTGTCTAGCTCAATTCGTCTCGGTACGACCGCCGCTGCCCACTTCGTCTCGAAGAACGGCACTGCTGGTGCAGTACAAGATGGCGCATTGGTTTCGACTGCGATGTCTGTAACTGACTTCATCGTCAATTGCGGCACCGTCCTTGATGAGCAGAACCTTCCTGAGTCCGGTCGCTTTATGGTTATCCCGGCTTGGCTCGCAGGACAGATTAAGAAGTCTGACCTGAAGGATGCTTCTCTCGCTGGTGACGGCACGTCGATCCTGCGTAATGGTCGTTTGGGTATGGTTGATCGTTTCACGATCTACATCTCCAACGTACTAGCAATTCCTGACACCCATACTGAGTGGCCGGTTCTGTTCGGCACGAAGGCGGCTGTTAGTTTTGCATCGCAGTTCACGAAGCTCGAAACCATCCGATCTGAGCGTTCGTTCTCGAACTTGCTCCGAGGACTCCAAGTCTTCGGTTACAAGGTCGTAAACGGCGTGGCGCTCGGTGAGGCATACATACTGCCGGGCAACGACTAACCGTCGCTGTTTGACAAACCAGACCCCGGTCGCATCCCAATGGTGCGGCTGGGGCTTTCTCAAGGAGCAGTTCGGTGGCTAAGTCGTATGAGAATCTTGTGTTTGAGGCCCGTGAGATGTTGCAAGACACCGACTCGGTAACGCCTCGATACACTGACTCCACGCTACTGAATATCCTTAACCGGGGTTTACAAGACCTTTCGCGTATCCGCCCGGACATCACCTACACCCTTTTTACAGGCAATTCTCTGGAAGTCCCCGAGATTGTCGAGACTGCCCCCGGCGCTGGACAGGTCATTTGGTCTGACCCCTTTGGCTTGGAGATGCAGTTCTATCCCACGATGCTTTCGTACCTTGTTGGACTGGCCGAGATCACTGACGACGAGTATAGTGAAGACGGCAGAGCAGCTTTGTTCATGCAAGCCTTCCACAACAACGCGATAGGTATTTAACGTGGCTACCGAATACACCGAAGTTTTCGACACCATTCTCCAAGACACGATCCCCGAATTACCGGGTGCGTTACGTGCGGTTGCGAAGCGTGAACTTCGATTGGCATTGCGGGAGTTCTTCGAGAAGTCCCACGCATGGACTACCACCGTGGAGGCCATTGCACTGCCAGCGGGTAAGACCCCCGTGCAGATTGATGATTTAGATGCCAACACTGAGATTATTGGTATCTTGAGACTTAGCATCGGGAACGATACTGAGGGGTACAGGGAATTGGCACCATTACCTAACCGCCCACTTGGGGTTGAGACAGGTACCAAACCTTCGTGTTGGTTCACGTCGTCCAACCCAGATGAGTTCATCCAGTACCCATACCCAGCCAATGCCCCGACTGATGTTGCGGTGGCCGATGTTGCTTTGATACCCGCGTTTGATACTGAGCTATTACCGAGACAGATCACGCTGAAATACTATGAGGCCATCGTCAACGGGTTCCTTGCACGTATGTATAACCACCCGAACAAGCCCTACTCCGCACCTGCCGCCGCTGGCGGGCATCGGCTCGCGTTTGTTAGTGCTATTGGGTACTATGCTGCGCAGCGGAAACAAGGCTATAATGGTGCCCCGAACTGGAGATTCCCCTCGGGTTGGAACATACCAAAGGCAGGGTGATAAGACATGGCTAACATTGTATTTACAAATAACGCAAGCGCACTCCTTGCCGCTTCAATTGTACCCGCTGACACGACTATGCAAGTCGCTGTGGGTTTCGGTGATTTATTCCCCGTCGTAACCGCTCCGCAGTATGCGTACGCGACGCTGGAAGATGACGCAGGCGAACTTGAGGTCGTGAAGATAACTGCGCGAGCAGCCCTCAGTGATCTTTTGACAATCGTGCGGGCGCAGGAAGGTACGACTGCTAAGAGCTTCACACTGTCTGTTACACGTGTTGAGCTTCGGCTGACGAAGGCGACGATGGAGGAGTTCGCGCAGGTCAACGGATTCACGATGACCGGCGACATCGACCTCAACCAGAACAACCTCGTCGACGCCCTTATCAACGGCGTGAATACTAGGATTACACAGGGCCAGATCGCTGGACTGCCATTGCGCGGTGCAGTCGATCTTACCTCGAATGAAATCGTCGTCCCCTCTGGTGGCGGTAGAGCCACTGCCGGTGGAGCCACACTGCTATTAACTGGTGATGACATAGTGGCTGAACTAGACACTGCTGGAATCATCATACTCAACAGCGCGACAGTGGGCGTACGTATCCCGGCCAGTGCTTACCTACGTGTGGAGGGTTCTACAACTGCCGAGTACTTTGAAATCACCCACGACGAAGTGGATGTGAATTTCGCGTTCGGTAACGCTGCCAACCTAAACCTCCCGATTATCCTGAACATGACTGATGTGATTCAGATGAATGATAACGAGGTACTTCGCGCACTGTTTGTTGACTTCGCGGTGAAGAAGCAGTCGGTGAGTGGAATTGCAACAACCGTTGTCGACTATGAAGCTGGTTCGTATATCACGCTGACGCTTACCGCAGACATCGCCACACTCACCCTAGATAACCCACCAGCTACGGAAGTCGGCGTGTTCCGATTCAAGATCATTCAGGATGCGACCCCCCGAGCGATTACATGGCCCGCTAATACAAAATGGCCCGAGGGTGGTCAAGCGCCCATACTAAGTGTTGGCCCCAGTTCCATAGACTTCGTTGATCTCTGGACTGATGATGGTGGCGTAACTTGGTATGGTGGATTCAATGTGAACTGGACAGTACCAGTTTAGGGAGCGCAACCATGTTTCCCTTTGCCAGCTTACTCAGCGGTAATTTTATAGATAGCTCCCTTGCCCTCCTTGGCACAGATGCCCCTGTAACTATTACTGGGACGAAGGGTGGTAGTAGCTTTGGTTGCGCTTACGCTGGGCTTATATTTCAAACCGATGGCGACCTATTGAAGCGACAAGGCGGGTCTGCTGATACTCCGTCAGCAGGTGCGGATGTATGGATTCATAGTGATGTAAAACCCATCACAAATGCTGATGACTATGAGGTAAGGATAGTAATCATATCTGGCCCAACAGGTTCGGCGCTCCAAGGTTCCCATACTACAACGGTGTGGCATACAATAAATGCACAGATTAGCTGGTGGATTACATCTTGCGGTGATCGAACTGATGACACGACCAATACGGTCGACGTTGAGGTCAGCATCCGTAAGATTGCCGATCCCTTTAACACTGAGATAACAGGCGAGCTTACGTTCACTGCTCACTGGACTGGGGAGTAGCAGATGCCCGGTCTTAAACTAGAAGCATTCATGGGGCTTATCCCCCGTTCGTCGCCTCGACTCCTGCCACCAATGGCCGCGACGCAAGCCCGCAATACCAAACTCCTGAATGGAGAGGTTCGTGGCTTTCGTGCGTTGCGTGAGGAAGCAGACTTCTCGGCGGGTAATGTAACCCCAGTTCGCCGTGCGATGCGTGTCGTCGATAATGCCGGGATACTTGCTGACACATGGCTCACATTCGATAGCCGAGATGTGGACATCGTTCGCAGCCCCATAGTCAACGATACCTTTGATCGATACTTTTGGGCGGGTGATGGCCGACCGAAGATGAACACTTATGCGCGTATCCAGAACGGCGATCCAGAATACTTCCTCGGCATACCGATCCCCCAGAATGCGCCAGCAGTGACGCCACCGGCAGGGACAGATGAAACACGCGCCTACGTCTACACTTTCGTAAGTGAGTTCGGCGAGGAGGGGCAACCATCCCCACCTATTGTTGCAACAGGTAATGCGGGCCAATGGGACTTATCGGGTATAGACACAACTGTACCCGATTCTGGATCACGTGCGTTCGGCGTTGGTGCGGTAGTGAAAATCTACCGGACGGTGACTGGTGGGACAAGCTCAAACTTCTACTATGTCGATGAGATTGCGTTCGGCACTGCCGTTTATGCTGATAATGAATCGAGCGCCGACGTAGCTGCGAACTCCTTACTTGAGTCGACACTATGGGCTGAACCTCCAATCGACCTAGAAGGGTTTATTGTAATGCCGAACGGCTACCTCATCGGGTGGAAAGGTCGTCGGCTGGTATTCTCAGAGGCGTACCGCCCACACGCATGGCCTGCCGAGTACGAACTCAGTACCGAGTTCCCGATTGTCGGCCTCGTCGTATGGGGTTCGACACTTGTGATTGGAACCAAGTCACAACCATACTTCGGGCAAGGCAATAGCCCTCTTTCATTCACCATGCAGAAGCTCGATGCTGTCGAACCATGCTTGTCCCGCCGTGGCATGGTGGCTACGACTGCGGGTGCGTACTATCCATCGATCAATGGCCTTATTCTTGCCAATTCAAGTGGTGCTAAAGTTATTACGCAGGACATCTTAACGAAGGAAGAATGGGCCACCTATAACCCCTCTGACATTTACGCTGCCCAACTAGGCTTGCAGTACATTGCGTTTAACAGCGAGACTTTTGGATTCATATTCAATCCAACGGAGCCGCAGACCAAGCTCGTGGAGCTTGATAGTTTCAACGATGTCGAGGGTATTGAGACTGACCGCTATTCAGGTAACGTACTCCTGTTAGCAAACAACCGAGCGATGGAGTGGGATCGACTCTCCTCCGAGCGACTTAACTGGCGGTGGCAGTCGAAACTGTATCACTTCCCCGAACCGATGAACTTCGGAGCAGTACGACTGCACTTCAATACTGGCACCGATGATGTATCGTTGGATGTAGAGCAGTATTACGGTTCCTACAACGAAGCGTTATTCGCTGCCGTGCCATCGGGTACGGCTCCCGCCGCTGGCGATGAGTTTTGGGATGATGTTATCTACCTCGCCAAGTGGGAAGGCTCCGATGCAGCCACCGCTTACACAGAGTTGGCGCAGTCGGACGTTCAGAACTTCTACGGTAACGCCCAGCTTGATACAGCGTTCTTCAATTTCGGTGCTTCCTCTCTGTTGATGGATGGTACGACAGATGGCGTACAGTCGACCGGCAACACTATCTTTGCAGTAATTAGCACTGACGACGTGACAGTTGAAGGCTTTGTCCGTTTCGCCAGCCTACCCACAGCTGGCAATCAGATGGCCCTCGTCAACCATGCGCAGCAAGACGCGCATGTGCATGAGATGACTATCGTGAATACCGCAGGTGTGTATACACTTGAGGGTAGAACTGGCTTCGGGGGTCAGCCTTTCGGTACCATTTCTGGTACACCGGCAACGGGTGTCCAGCACCATTTTGCTATGGTACGTAGGTACAACGCCGGAACACCGTGGGTAGACCTTTACTGGAATGGTACTCGGCTCTCAACTACGCAGAGTAACAACAACCCTTCAGCAGCCACCGCCCTTCCGATCACAATCGGTGCTTGGGATAACGCGACCAATCAGACCTTCACTCAGGTTTTGGATGGGCATATTGATGATGTCCGTATAACCTTGGCCGCACGGTACACCGGAGCAACGCTCACGGTTCCTACTACTGACTTCCTAACCAATGCCCCCGACTCTGGTATAGAACGCCGGGGGCTGAACACGCTCAACGGGCATGTCCTCGGTGGCGGTGGCGCGGGTATCGACCAAAGCACGATGCTCCCCCTCGACGGTGGCGCTGCGGCACAGGCGAGTGGCCTTGTACCAAGCTGGACTGAGCCTGAGACGCGCCAACCACTCGGCGGGAGTCTGCTATACCCATTGACGTTTTTGTCATTCCAGACGCTTGCAGTGCGCCTGAAAGTGAAGACAGGGCCGGACGGAACAGTACGGTTCGATAAGGTGATATACAACGAGAACATCGTCCGACTACCCACTGGGTACAAGGCAGACTTATGGCAATTTGATTTGTACGGCAACACTGACCTTTACTCCGTCCAGATAGGTACTACTCCCCGTGCATTGAAGCAAGTCTAATGCCGCAAATTTCATTCAAACCGAACAAGGCTTATCCTTCGATACCTACGGTTGGTGACACACTGGATTCACACTCCCGTGCGCTTGAGGCAATCAGGGAAGCTGTTCAGATTCACGAGCGCCGTACCAAGGATGTACTCGACAGCTTCGTGCGCGTGAACGAACTGGTTACTCTCGGTTTGATAAGTGTGGATGGAAACGTCGTTGAGGATGGTGGTAGTGACCAAGAGTCGACCACTCACGTCCACGACACTCTATACATACGTTTGGATGGTGCGTCACCCGCCGCAACGGGCCTAATCAACTTCGGTGCCGGTATTGATGTAACAGGTAACATAGGTGTGTCTGGAACTGTCGATGGCCGCGATGTGGCCGCAGACGGTACCGCACAGGACTCCCATATCGCTGATACCTCGATACACCACGGCGATCATTCTGGTGAAGTAACTGGCGTGGCCGAGGTATTGACGCTCGATGTGACATCTATTACTAACAGGGGTACCATAGTGGCTGATGCTGCTGACGAAGTTTCGTTGAAGGACGATTCCGATGGAACCCTACGCAAGACTTCTCTCAACTCAATAACTGATGGCGGGTATTTCTAATGGCGAACACAATTCGGATCACACGATCCAACTCAACTAACACTCCAGCTGCATTGGCGCAGGGCGAACTTGCTTTTTCTGAGTCGGACTCTGGCAACAGTGTCGGCGAATTATTTATCGGTATAGCTGGGCCGGGTGTCCAGAAGATCGCAACGCTTACCGGCGCTGCTGCTGCTGAACCGAATGATTCGGCACAGAACAACCAAACGATCACAACTGGCCTCGGCATCGATGGTGCGGAGGCTGGTGATTCTGGCAACATCACAATTAGCTTCGACCCGAACGAGCTTGTCAATACATCCCCAGTAACCGCAGATTACATCGTCTTTGAGGATGTCACTGACAGCGCACCAAAGAAGGCATTACTAAGTACCTTCCCTCTTGGCCTGTTCAGCAATGACCAGAACTGGAATAACTACACCCACCCCCATCACTCAGGACAGGTAATCTCGGTTAATGATGGTGCGCAATCTCTGCACGTTTCAGCCATCACAGCCCAACCTGCCAGTGGTGCCCTTATCGGCACTGATACGCTTCTGACTAACGATGGCGGCGTATTGTCCGAGTCCACGTTCAACCAGTTGGTGACATACTTCAACGCCAACCTGTCTTTCCCAGCCGAGGCTGACACGCTCGCGTTGGTAACTGGTCGTGGCGCAACAACCGCAGTCGAGTCGACCTTCAGTGGTGGCCTCCTCATGGCCGACAGCAATATCAACCGTGCGGTGCTTGAAGACTTCGGTGTAACCCACCAAACACCGACAGTATCGACAAACGCGGTTACGATCAATTGCACCCTCGGCAACTCCGTACTGATCGACCTCGACCCGGCTACGGCTGATGTTACCGTGACACTTAGCAACCCACCAGCCTCGGGAACCTACGGCGAGTTAAGCATCGCCGTCGTTATGGGTACACCAGCCCACGGCATAACATGGCCGGGAACTGTTGTATGGATGGGCGGTGGCGCTCCGACTCTTACAACGACTAACGATGTGGTCGACCTCATTCATCTCTTTACAGTGGACGGTGGCACGATTTGGTTCGGTACTTACTCACTTGCCGCTGCGGGTGCTTCCGGTACATTGTCTGGATTGACGGATGTAACACTTACGACCCCCGCCGATGCTGACATGCTGTTGTATGACACAGGAACGTCCATGTGGCGCGATGCAACAATGTCCGGTGATGCTTCAATCATTGACGACGGTACCATCACGGTATCCAACTCGGCTGCACTGGGAGGCACCGCTGCCGCCAGTTACGCCCTGATAGCTAACGCAGTGATGGAGGCTGATACTGCTACTACGGGCTGGGGCTTCGTTCTCGATCAGGACACACTTTCTGACGATTCAGATACGAAATTAGCCACCCAGCAATCCATTAAGGCGTATGTAGATAATGCTGTAGTGGGTGGGATGACCCATAAAGGCGGATACAACGCAACGACTAACATCCCGGCATTGGATACGGGAAGCCCAACACTGGTGAAGGGTGATTTATATACAGTCACCACTGGTGGTACGTTCTTCACCGTTGAGTTGGAGATTGGCGATACTCTGATCGCTGATGTCGACTCGGTTGATGCAGCAAATGTAGGTGACTGGACTATCGTACAGACCAACATCGGTGCGGCGACCGAAGCGGTACCGGGTTATATCGAGCTTGCAACACAAGGCGAGATGGACACCGCTACCGACGATGCGCGGGCTGTTACCCCACTCAAGTACGCAAGCAGCACCATCGATGGGGGTACATTCTAGATGGGCTTTCTGGCAGGTGGGTACCATTCCAAAGGCTCCGGTGGCGGTGACGGTGCCGTAACGCTCAGCGGTGAGTTTGTATCTAGTGTCTGGACTGACGAGGTTGGAATCAGGTTCAATTCAGACGGCACCATAGATAGTAAAATCGGTGCCACCTACGCGCAGGTTGATGCTGGCACGGACTGGATTATTCCCAACGGGGATGCTCCCGGTCTGTACGAAATAATGACTGATAACTGGAATGACATCGGCGGTGATACTAAAGGGTTCGAGAATGCAGCCGCAGCAGAAGGTGTATGGATCGCTTTAACTTCCAACCGGGAGTGGACTGTCAAAGGCACTGCTTCTGGCGGTGCTGATTCAAATATAATGCAATTTGATGCGCATATCCGCCACAACGCCTCACAACCACTCGCCTCGGGCGCGTACGAGATTGAATCCGAACTCGAATAACCAAAAGGTTCCCTTGTGGCTAACACGATAATTCTAAAGCAAAGCCCCACAGCCTCCAACGTCCCCACGTCGGGTGAGTTGGTAACGGGCGAGCTTGCGATCAATACCGCCGATAAAAAACTCTACTCGAAAGACGCGACTACAGTTTTTGAGATTGGTGGTGCTACGGCTGCTGCTGATGTTGGGGCGGGTGATCTTCCGTCAGATGTAATCCCATACGTCGCACTCCAAACCGGTAGCTCCGACTTCAAGGTGCCATTCTTAAATACGACCGGCAATGTTGCTGGCAACTTCGGCCTGCTCATGGACAATGGTGCAGCGCCAACCTATAACCCAGCGAGCAATTTATTAAGTTCAGTAAACCTCGCAGGAGATTTCCCTCTCCCGCCACAGATGCTCTATGGGATGGGTGGCGACTACTCCTCAACTGGTGGCGCTGCTACGTGGGGCGCGACGATCTGGTCACTTGATACATCGTGGAAAGGTGGCGCTGCTGCCGTTAATTCTGTGTCGACCGGTGTCTATGGCCTACGCTGGCTCAGAGCCTCCCACGCAGAGGCTCACTCTCAGGTAGGCGAGGGGCTGTATGGCTATGTCAACAGCACTCAGTTATGGGGCGCTGGCGAAAGTGGCATTGCTATTTTCAATGGTGATCGTTTCTCTGCCTACAGCGTTGGCAATGACAAAGTTGTCCAGATCGTCCACAACGATGTGGATGGAGTGATCGCTGCCTCAAGCTCTGGTGCGCTGCTGTTTACCACGGCAACGCACTTCTCATTTGATGACGATGTAATCACCACTGGTGGCATGTCTACCACTGGTGCCATCACCGACCACGGTCAGGTTGGACAGATAGCGCTGATGGATGTGACCTCTGGTGTCTCGCGTTTCGGCTCGTACAACTACGACACCTCTCTGTGGACACCTCTTGGTGTTCACGGCCTCGATATTGAATACGAAGCAGCGAGCGGCACCGACTCTCACGTATGGAAAATAGCTTCTGCCGAACATCTCCGACTCGATTCTACTGGCCTAAAGATGCAGTTTGGAGGTACGACTGAAGGCTTCTTCATCTTCGCCAGTGGCGACCAGACAATTATACGGCCACGAGATGCCGCTGGCACCGCATGGGACTCAACAGCCGATCTTAGCTATGACAGGTCGAGTAACCGCTGGCGATTTGATACGCCTCTCGACATTGAAGGAGCGATCTATACGTCCACAACCCATGCGAACTGGCAGACTGCATACACGTATGTAAACAACCTTACGGCAACCGAAGCTGAACTGAACTTACTCGATCTTTCCGGCTTGACTGCCGGATGGGTACTATCTGCTGATACGGCTACAACTGCGAGTTGGAAAGCACCCGCTGGTGGTGGTGGCACCGTCTCAGGCACAGGCACCGATAATTTCCTCGCTGTCTGGAATGGCACGGCTAACATCGATGCAACTGGCAGCTTCCTAATCACAAACGCTGTCGATAAGACGGCAACCGAAACTGTGACCGGGGCATGGGGGTTCTCACACGCCACGTTCGGCACGTTCAACATCAACTGTATAAGCACTACCCAAGCAGCAGCGATTAAGTACAGCAACACGGATGGGGTCAAAGGCTATGCCGGATTCCATGACACATTAGGATTTAAGGTCTGGAACACCGGAGGGTCAGACTCGGGTTTCGCCGTAAGCATCGCCGGTGCTATCACTGCTGTCAGTTATGGTGGTATCGCGTCGGCTGACCTACTCGACAAGGCTGCTGCTGAAGTGGTCACTGGTGCATGGAGCGTACCCTCTCTAATTGTCGCCAAGACTGCCAGCTACACGATGATCCTTACCGACGCTGGTCAGACCGTGAGATTTACAGGTGCGACTGCATCGAAGGTTTGCACGATCCCCGCGAACAGTTCGGTGGCCTACCCAATCGGCACGATGATCGGAATAACAAACGATGGCTCGGTGACGATGACCCTCGCGATCACCACTGACACACTGACATGGGGCAAGGACAACACGACCGGCACCCGAACGCTGGCCGCTGGCGCTGACTGCGTGATCCATAAGACCACGGCGACCACTTGGAAGATTAACGGCTCAGCCTTGGTGACTTAATGAGTAGTTTGCTGATGAAAAAATTCAGCCTTTTCGGTGATGCTGGGGTAGCGGATACCGTCACGTTGGAGATCGCTTCCTGTTACGACTCAAGTGATACAGGTGGTGGCGCTAACGCTAGGATTAGGGCTTACGACTTAACTAACGCTACGCGAAAGGGCGAGGTATGGAACGAACTTGGTTATCCCTGCTACAAATATCGAAAACTACCAGATGAAGTGGGAGGCTCTATCTGGGTCAACTCCAAACGATAACAGCGTGGCTGTCAGTACATGGCAGGCATTAGGCCCAACTGACTTTTTCATTGGTTGGGATGCGCCGGGTGATGATGACTCAAGGTTTGGCACCGCTACTGTGAGCATACGCAAAGGAACCGGCTCTACACTTGACTCAGCCGTATGGGATGGCGATGTCTCATCCACACCCCCAGAAAAGGATAAGTAATGATACTTTCACACAGCAAGAAGTTTGTGTTTTTTCGCAATGCCAAGTCAGGCAGTACGACTGCACAAGTCATGTTGCGTATGTTCGGAGGGTTTGACCCAGCGGTTGACATGCTCAGTGGAACACGGGAGTGGTCACTGCCACCCATCAATATCCCCGGCAGCATCGAAGGTAGGACGTACGCGGGGCCAACCATCGCCCGAGAGGGCAGGATGAACTGGCACCATGCGACACCGCAGCAGCTTATAGACCGTGGCGTGATAACGCTTGAGCAATTACGTGAGTATGATTGCTGGGCCTATGTTCGTGACGTACGGTACAGATTTATCTCCGGGTGCATTCATATGTCTAGAAGTGACAGGGGGCCAATGTGGAAGTACGGAGTGAACCCAGAAATGTTTTTGAAGCGATTCAAGGATAAAGAGAGATTGTTCTCCCCGACTGAAATCATTGGCAGATCACAAAGAGATTGGTTCTTCGTCGGGGACGAGCAGGTTGTCAAGCCGGTCGTATTCGATAATTACGAGAATGAGCTACGTTTCTTGATCGACAGAGTTGGGGGGTTTCGGCCACCGGAGATACCGAAGCTAAACACGGCTCCGCATCACACACGACAGCACATCGAAAAATGGAAAGCGTGGTACGCCGAGGCTTGGGAGCATCCAGAAATTAGCAGTGCCATATTGGAACAGTACGCCGAAGACGAGGCGTTTTACCAACAAGCAATAGCTGACCGAGCATGATGAGATACCTAATCATAATTCTTCTCCTGTCGGCATGCACACCCATGACTATCGAAGAAAGGGAGGAACGCGAGTATAGGCGGGAGGAGCAGGCAGAAGCGTGGCTCCTGTATAAAGAGTCATGTGTATCCAACGGCGGATATGTCTACGTCCAATCACATGGTTCCCTTACGCATGGGGGTGTGCCTGCTCGCGGCGATAGGGCTTACTGCGTTACCAAGCCGTAATACCGCTTGCTCGATGGGGTTACGATGGGCTACAATCACCCACTCCTAAAACAGAGAGACAAAACCATGAATAGACAGCAAGTAGAAATGGCCGTAGGTGCTGGCCTTGAATTGCTCGGTGATAATTCCGACATCGCGATCCCCGCAAAGTTGCTAAGTGGAACCTTCCTTTTGAAGCAACTCCTACTGGCAATTGGTCAGGGTCAGATGGGCCTCACGCCCACAGCACAAACACCACCGCAACCGGAGCTTACCCCGGTTGACCCCAGCATCGATCCGCCGGGCGAACCTGAAGAAGAATAATGATCGACGACATCATCACTGATGTTATGAAAGCGGAGGGTTGGGACAAGTACACCAACCGACCGAACGACCGTGGTGGCCCTACGAAGTGGGGCATCACACTGAAGGCTTGGAGTGAGTGGCGAGGGCGGGATTGTTCCGCTGAAGATGTCAAAGCGATCACTGAGCCACAGGCACGGCAGTTCTACGAAACGGAGTACGTTCTGGCCCCTCGCTTCCATCATTTACCTGAAATGGTTCGTGCTATGGTCATTGACTGTGGTGTGAATCATGGCCCTCGTGCTGCTTCCAAGTGGGTGCAGCGAGCCATAGGAGTCAGGCAGGACGGCGTTCTTGGCCCTATAAGTATACAAGCAGCCGCAGACTGTAACCCTATAGCTATACACCTGAAGGTAAGTGCGTCCCGCATTAAGCTGTACGGAAGGCTCGTCACCAAAGACCCAACACAAGCTGAATTTGCCCACGGATGGAACAATCGTGCGGCTAAATGGCTGGAAAGGCTTGCCCAGTCTCTAACAGGTGGGTAGAATGTTCCTATGAATTGGATTAAGCAACTTTTCGGGTTGGGCGAAATTGCGGGTGAGTACCTAAAGGAACGCCAGAAGCTCAAGAATGCATTGAGGCTCGCCAAGCTGCAAGGTAAGATCGACTTGGAGACAGCGAAGTTCCAAGCTAAAGCTGCGCAGCAAAACCACATACAGAATTGGGAGATGGCATCACTCGCCAACTCCGGTCTAAAAGATGAAGTCGTTCTCGGCGTCATCCTCCTTCCCTACGTCGGGGCTTTCATCCCTGTCGTACAGGACTACGTTTTAGTAGGCTTTCAATACCTAGAGCAAATGCCCTATTGGGCAGTCGGGCTGACAGTCACAATCTTCCTCGCGATCTATGGCATCCGCCATAAGAACGCCTCGCGTATTCAAGCGCCGGGTCTGCGGGATAAGGATGTGAACGATGCCCCTAGCAACTCTTAACGACAAACTTAATTTCGGTCTGATCGGTGTCACTGCCTCGGCAGTGATATGGATGTTTACCCAGTTCGCCTCTGCCTCCGAAGTAGAGGCCATTGCTGTTGATGTTGCCTATGGGCAATACTACGACCGCCTTGATGATTTCGACGAAGCAGAGAGTGAAGGCAATGCCCCCCTTGCCGCTGAGTACGCTCGGCAGATGGAGCGACTAAAAGCCAAAATTTGCGAAGCCGATCCCGAGTGGGAACGCTGTGATAATCAGGGATGAGGCATGTCAGATAAAGATGAGAAGGAAATCCTTCAACGGGTTGCGCGGCTTGAGCAGAGGGTCGACGACCGCAAGGAGATCGACAAAAAGCGTGAGTCACAGATGGAGTCGATCAACTCCAAGCTGGACAGGATGGAACTTGACCTCGCTAGATACCGAGGTCTTGTTGGTGGCGTACTTCTTGTGGTTACTGCTATCGTGAGTTTTGCGAAGTTCTTCTGGGAAGACACCATTAAATTTTTTGGAAAATAATATGAATGCACAGCTACAACAAAAGATGCCAATATACTATTTCCACCCGCCGATCATCAAAGATGGGATCGCGATTGGACTTGAACATTTTTCAGATATGCAGGATGAAATTTATCCTCTGCATGAGGCGCATTATAACGAGACAGAAGTGCTTTATCTCGATGAGCCATTCAACCCAAATTATGAACGGTACTTCCCGATGGAGAAGGATGGTTCGTTTGTATGCTTCACCGTCAGGATTGGGTGGCAGATGGTCGCCTATATCCAGTACTATATTTATCAGGACTTGCACAGCCGCACCATTATGAATGGCAGGGAGGACGCATTCTTTGTGCATCCATCCGCTAGGAGTAAGGGAGTTGCGGGGCAGCTACTTACCTATGCAGAAGAAGCACTGGCGAGGGCAGGATGCAAGTACGTAGGCATGACTACCAAGGCACCGTTGGGCGGTGTTGATATTGGGCCGTTCTTAGAGCGGAGAGATTACCGTCCTTGTGCTGTATATTACCAAAAGAAACTCACGGAGTAAGAAGCTATGTGTTGCAGTTCCCCACCCGACCCGCCTGATCTTTCTGGTCTTTCTGATGCTAGTGAAGAAGTAGGCCGCATGAATCAGCAGACTGCTCAAGAGCAGCTTGCTTGGGCACGTGAGCAGGATACGAACAACCGTGCGCTCCTTCAGGAAGTATTGGACGTTCAGCTTCCAGCCATGCGTGAGCAGATGGAAGTTGCCCAAGCTGACCGTTCCCGGTATGAAGAATTTTACCGTCCGTTCGAGGATGCGTTCGCTGAAGAAGCGGCCAACTACGACACCCCCGAGCGACGTGAGCGTGAGCGCGGCGGAGCTATCGCCGACGTTAATTCCCAATTCGATGCCGGTCGCCGGAACGCCCTACAGCGTCTCGAAGGTTACGGCGTTGATCCTTCCAGCACTCGTAACCAAGCACTCGACATCGGTGTACGCACCCAGCAGGCAATGGCGCAAGCCCAAGCTGCTACAGGCGCGACTCGTCGGGTGGAAGACATTGGCCGGGCGCTGAAGTCTGATGTAATCAATATGGGCCGTGGCGCACTGTCGAACGCGGCTGGTTTCTACGGACAAGCAGTGGGCGCAGGTAGCGCCGCACAGGGTAACGCCCTGAACACAACGCAGTCCGGTGCTGGTGCTATCCAGTCAAGTCTTGGATTTTCCAACGCCGCATTATCCGGTTACGGTCAGGCCAGTAGCATTCAGAATTCAGGATTCCAGAATGAGATGAGTGTGTTTAACGCCGAGCAACAGCAAACCGCTGGCATGCTAAGTGCGGTCGGCGGCGTGGCTGGCATGTTTATGGCAGATGGCGGTGAGGTTGAGGGGCTTCCCAGTGGTGCTATGGCGGCTCAAGGTCGCGTAGGTGATCCACGTTACGGAGTACCGCAACAGGAATTCACACAGGATGGGCCGGTTGATGGCCCCGGCGATGGCTCGGGTATCGATGACCGCGTTCCAGCACAGTTGTCAGAAGGTGAGTTCGTCATCCCTGCCGACGTGGTACGTGCTAAAGGTGAGGAGTTCTTCGAGAAGTTACTTGAGAAGTATCACACACCTGCTGCACAACAGAGGGCAAACTAATGTCAGGTATAGGAGCAGGTGCGTTCGTTGAAGGTCTACAAGGTGGCATTGCTTCACGTGATGCGATGGATCGCAACAAGCAATTCAAGCAAATGCGTAAGCTCGGTATCACTGAGAAGAAATACGAGTTAGCCGACAAGCGCGGTATAGCCGAAGCCGATTTAATGATGCAGGCAAAAGAAGGCGGCTATGACTTCGACCAAGCTGGGTTTGATGAGGAATGGGCTGCATTCCAAGATGACAAAGACCCGGCCCTCCTCCGTTTCGGTAAGTGGATGGGTGGGAAGATGAGCGGTATGTTCGGCGGTAAGGGAGAAGAAGGAGGCTCTGAAGCACAGATGGCGATTGCCACTCCAAAAGTCGAGGCTCCAACGCCTGTTGAACGGTTCGGTGCATATGCTGATGGCGGCATTGTCCCCCATGGACGTTACGCGAATGGTGGTGTGGTTGATGACCCCACTGCCCCACGACCTTACTCTGACCCACGTCGTAGGAGAGAGGAAACTGAATCAGTTCTATCGGACTTGGCTCGTGCTACTAAAGAGAATGCGTTCGATGACACAGTAAATGTATGGCGCGGAGCCGATGATGCGATGTCCGAACGTAGTCAAGCCATCAGTGATGCGGAAGGCCCACGTGAAACGATGGACGCAGTTCGTGGCTGGATGGGAGAGGGCATTAGAGGCACTGCTGCGTTAGGCGCAGGGCTGGTTAAAGATGTGGTTATCGATAATCCTGTCGTGCAAGGTGCGATGGGGTTCATGGGGTTTGATGGAGAGGGTTCGGAAGCACCCGCCGCAGATCAGGGCATACCCACAACTGACGTACCGAGTACGCCGGAAGGTGATGCTATTGGTGCATCTGTTGATGAGCCAGAAAATAAACCCGAAGAAGTCGCACAACAGGCAGTTAGAAGTGCGGAAGAAGAATTTATAAAGAACCCCAATTACACATTGTTGGTCGATCAGGGCGTACGTCCCGAAGACCTTCCATCCATGACTACACAGGATTGGTCTGACTATCGTCGCAAGATAACCATGCATGCCATGCGTCAAGGCTCAACCCCGGCTGAAGCGCACCAGATGGTTGATAATCGTGTTACCCAAATGCAAATGGCTGGGTTCAATCGTCAAGCGATGATTGCCAATAAATACCTCCAGTCTGGACAAGCACGTGAAGCGTCAATGGCGCTGCGTCAGGCTTATCAGTATTTCCCCAATGGCGTAAGTGTCAAGTTTGGTAATACGGTTGATCCAAAGACAGGGCAGTCAGTCATCATCACTATGGGCGTCGATGAGGAGACTGGGGAGGCAACTGGCACTCCTATGATTATCGATGTGAATCGCCTGAATGCAATGGTGGAGAACGCAAGTGATCCTTCCGCATTTCGTTCATGGACAAAGGACGGTCACGATCTGCAAATGGAGATCAACAAATTGCAGTCCATCGATGACTACCGACAGGGTACTTTGGACATCGGTGCCTACAGAGCCGAGACTGGTCGTATAGGAGAGTTGACTGGCGGTGGGCGCGGTGCGATGACTGATGCGGAAGTTCGGCAAAGGAGCGAACTTTACATGAAGGTAGTGAATGAAGCCGGTCTAATGGAAGGTATCGAGGGGCTTGATGAGGGCATAAACGCCCGAGCTTTGTATGATGCGATGGCGCAATACGAAAGGGTATCTGGAATAAGGGAGCCAGCTACCGTCGCCCGCAGAGTGCTTGAGGCTTATCAACTTAACCCCGACACCGGAGTACAAGAACTACTGGCAAACGCACGGGATCAGTAATGTCAATCGCAGGTTTAGAGGATTATCTGAATCGAGAGTTCGGTGAGCTAGACGAAGGAAGTCTGGAGCGCCAAACTGGTCGACGTGCAGATCGTCTTCTCGCAGAAGCACCAAGTTCAGCCTCCACCACCGAAGTAGCGTCTGGTATCCCTGAGTGGAATCCGCCTGCTTCGGGTGGCGGTGGTCTTGACGACAATGCGGGACTCGGTGACGCAGCCAAGTTGTTCGCGGCTGGCAGTGTCGGTGTCGGTGAAGCTGTTGTTGGTGCTGGTGAGTATCTGGCGCGTCAGAATAAATTCACTCGCGGTACATTCGTTCAGGAAGGTCTAGGGGCTGCACGTAAAAGTATCGGCGGTTTCCGTGAGGCTATTATTGAGAGCGTCGACCCTGATGCAATGGATCGTGTTGGCCGTGAGTGGCTGAGTACCGATCCGAGCAATACGATCTGGCAGGGTAGCCCTGTTGAGTTTGCGTCATCTGTTGGGATGAAGATGGCGCAGATGCTTCCATCCACACTCGCCACACTTGCACCAGCAGCGGTATGGTTCCGTGGAGCGCAAGCCGGTAAAGCTCTTGCATACATGGGCGCGTCCGAAGCTGGCATCACAATGGGCAGCATCGCCAATGGAATCTCAGATGAGATCGAGCAGACTCCCCACGAAGACCTAATGGCAGGGTCGCAGCGGTATAAAGTCATATACGGACAATTGGGTGACGAAGACGCTGCCAAAGACCAACTCATTACTGAGGCGCAGGGTGCAACACCAGCAGCCGCCGCCGCTTTCGTCGCTGCCATATCTATTACAGCCGGTCGCTATCTTGAACCCGTGTTCCTCAAGACAGGTACACTCGGTCGATTCGGAGGCAAGGGTGGACTAGGAGCCGGTCAGCGAGTTGGGCGGGGCTTCCTTGCCGAAGCTGCACAGGAAGGCCCGCAGAGTGCAGGTGAGCAGCTTGCGACGAATATGTCGGCCAAGCTATACGATGAGAATAGGAACCTCTCAGAAGGCGTAGCAGAGGCTTCTGTTGAAGGTGCCATCATGGGTGGCCTGACAGGTGGTGCATTCACTGGAGCTATGGGCCAACGGCCTACAGCCCCGCCACCCCCACCCGTTGTCGAGGAAGGAGGCCAACAAGGTCTACCGGGTTTCGGCCCACAGGTTCGTGAGGAAGGGTTCGGTATTGAGCCGGAAGGCTATCGCGGCGATCCCAACCCACAGGAACAGTACGTTCCAGACACAGGTATGGGACTCCAGACAGAGTTCTTCCCTGATCCGGGTACGACGGAAGCCGTCATGGTTCCCGAGGAACAAGCACCGGGACAAGGAGTCCTGCCGCTGGGCATTGCTGGTACTGAGTCGTTGGCCGAGCGCGGCCCCGATCACCGTACACTCCAAGAGGGTGACATCGTACCTGACGAGATGGATCAGCCTACCGCTGAGCCTGTCGAGGATATTCAGGCGCAGCTTGCAGACATGAAGGGTGCAAGTGGCCGCAGTGCGGTATACGTGTCACCAGCACAACGCAACGACAACTACCAGATTCCGAAGGGTGCGGTAGAAATCCGTAACTTCGATGGCAAGGGCGGTACGCTCATTGCTAAGAACCAAGCCGCTGCCGATCATGCGCGCAAGATACGTGCTAGTGGTGGATCGATGCAGGCCATTATCGGTGAACTGACGATGGCTGGCGCAGGCAAACCAAACGTCAGAGCCGGATACGCAGTGCAGTTGGTTGATGAATCTGGCGCAGTGGCACGTGAGTCTTTGGTACGTACGAAGGCAGAGGCCACCGCGCTTGAGAAGCAGTGGGCACCGGACGGTACGACACGTGTGTTGTCAGGGCCAGAAGCACTAGCGCGGCGTGGCGCGAAGATCGAGGAGGAGCAGCTTAACCTACGTACGGAAGACCCGGCACTGGTTGACGAAGCAACACCTGATATGTTCGCACCGGGTCAGGCACCAACGCTCACAGCCGCCGAGAACCAGTCGGAGGGCGGTGCGTTCCAAGTCCAAATGAAAGACGATGCCGGTAACGAGATCGTCACTGAAACTTTCGACACAGTGGAGGAGGCAGAAGCACGGGCAGATGAACTCGCTAAAGACTTTCCAGATGGGAACATTACATCCAAGCAACTGCGGGTGGAGGCAGCACCCGATAAGGCTGGCCTCTCTACTACGAAGCGTGTACCGAAGAAGGTACTTAAGGGGCCACCTGAAGGCCCGCCGACAGGTATGGATAAGCCAGAAGTGTCGACAGAACGTACACGTCCCCCGGAAGTGTCGATAGCACCGGAAGAATTCGACGAGACACAATCCGTCAAGGACATTGAAAACCTCCCAGACTTCAGGGCACATTACAGCGTTATCACCGAGGAAGCGCAGCCGAACAAAACGACGAAGGTTGTGGAGACACGTGAGTCCCGCAAGTTCACCAGTAGGCAGCAGGCCCGATCATACGCAACACGTATGACGAATAAGGCAAGGGCGGCTGCACCAAAAGACTTCGATGTTACGGAAGGCAAGGTTGACGCGGTTGAATCGCCCGAGCTTGAGGGCCAGTTCGCGTCGGCGTTGCAGTCGAGAGCGGATCGTAAGCAGGAGACAACTGCCGAGGAAGAAGGCAAGAAGGTCGGCCACTTCATAAGCGATAAAGCCGTCTCCACCACTGGGGAAGGAGTTACCGACACGAGCAGGCAACTGACTGCTGAGTATCGTGCGCAGAACACCAGCCCATCACAGAAGGTTCAATTCATACGTCGTGAACGTGCGTCGGTGTTACGCCGTCGTGCGCCGGTCAAGAATGTTGGTGCCGCCAAAGCGACCACCGTCAAGAAAGGCGGCGGTACACAAGAGACAGAGACTAAGGCGCTGACCTATGAAACGGTAAGCGGCGAGGAGACAACCGAACAAACTACCAAGCGGAAAGCGGTAGTCAAGGAAGCTAACACACGTTTGAGATTCGCTTTGAATCGTGCGAAGAAATTCCTCGACCGATTCGATACTACCGGTGAGTACGGAACGTACGTTGCAGATAATACGAATGTGGATGGCACATTGACACAAGCGGCCCGTGATTTCATGGCGGCTCGTGCGGTACTACACGAACTCGCCGACTTCGCAAATTCAGCACTCGCATCTGGAAACACGAGCAACGCCCACGCAAAGATGGCGAAGAAGGTTGCTATCGCATTGGAGCGGGTGAAGCTCGGCAAGATGACTCCGCAGTTGTTCGCGAAAGAGTTTAGCGCGGTCGCCGAGTCAACAGACTATAAGATGTTGAGGAACGTACCTGCTCGCTTCAAAGAGTCTGCCACGGTGCGCGACAAGAAGATCACCAAGAGCAACAACGAACGCCACAATGCGAACGTGCGTCAGGATCGCTTGGAGAATAAGTGGGGTAAGGACAAGATTTGGACAGAGAATGTCGGCCCCATATTCCGTAAGTTCAGCGACGCAATGCTATCAGGTATGCGGTTGCAGTCGGGTGCGATAACCCCCTACTACAACCCAACGCTGCTTGAGATTGAGGGGCTGCGATATGCTCTACGCACGTTCCGCAAGATGACCCAGCGGTATCCGACGAGTGAGTTCTACACACCTGTTAAGGAACAGCTTGAGTACTACGGCTTTGAGTTCGATGCCAGTGGTGATGTCATCGTACAAGATTTTAGCCCGAGCGAGAACTTGCTGGGTTCCAGCTTCATCGAGAAGCATGGTGTATCGAAGAAAGCTGCTGGGGAAATTAGTGGTACTGGCCCAGTTCGCACAGATGTAATCGTGACACCTGATTCGACAGCGGTGCGCGGTGCGCGTGACAAGGCTGATAAGGTTAAAGCGGTCAGTGGAATCAACATGGCGAACGCCTTGCTTGAGAAATTACAGGGTATGGTTTATACCGCGAAAGTCACAATTAACGGTATAAAGCGTCAGGAGCAGCGATTCATACGCGGGCTTAGAAAGCTCGGCGCATGGACAGATACGTCTCCCGGCATGGGAAAGATCAGTTTTGGTGGGTATGCGAGCAGAACGTACCGTCTGGTTGGCCCGAGGTTGGACAATCGCACCATGAGTAAGGGGGAGGCCAAGGGTGCAATTGAGCATTTGAAGCGTTTTGCGATGCCTCGCGAATTAGCGGCATTGGCCCGTTCGCAGCAGAATGTTGACGCTGCCAGTAACATCGACGAATTCATAGATACTAACAGCACGGAGTTCTTTTTAGAAGAATTGAAACTCGAAGAAAATTCACCAGCCCTTGACAATGCTGCCAGTACTGTGGGTGACATTATCCGCGACAAGTACTCGGCGGCGTCGATCAACGATGTACTCGATGCCATCATTGAGCAATTACCATCTGACCACTTCTATCATCGGTTAGCAGTGAAACTTCGTTCGCTGGGTATGGCGGATGTGACGTTGCAGTACGACTGGACTGGTTCAAAATTCCACGGTAAGAAACGCAACCATCTCGGCATGTTTGATCCGAGTACCAACCGTGCGTATCTGAACCGGCGCAAGATGCTCGATGACATGGATGTGATGTCAGGTAGCAAGGCTATCCACACCATGCTCCATGAAATGCTCCACGCTGCCACGCACAATGCGTTGGCTCATAGCTGGCCCCTACGCAACCAGATGTTCCAGATACGTGCTGCCGCTTACCACCAGTGGGTGAAGGCAAACGGCAAGAAGAACCTACCTATAGGTTTGCGGCTTACTGATAGTCAGGGCAATCCCGCACCTGTTGATGAATTCGTTGTGGAAGTGTTTTCCGATGAAAACTTGCAGGATCACCTTCGCAACACGCCTGTAGAATTGGAAGGGTCGGCAACTGGCCTATCCGCCGCGTGGTCGAAGATCAAAGACGTACTTATCGAGATTCTGGGATGGGGTAACGTACCCGAAGTCCGTAACCTACTCGACGGATTCATGGCTACCGCCGATGAAGTATTTTCTCAGGCAGGGGTTGCGCGTGAAGGTTCGGACGTACTCAATCTTGAATTGTATGACACACAACTTGGGAACGTCGCACGATCTGCATGGGATAAGATCAGCCAGCACAGCAGCATTGTCCAACGTGTGAAAGATGCAGGTGGGTCAGTTTTACGTAATATCCAGACGCTTGAGCAGTTCGTCGAGAACTACGCCAAGGAGTTCGTGGCAGATGGTAAGTCGATGCTCCAGCAGTACAGTGATGCATTCAACGCTCGTAACGCGAGAGCTAGTGAGTACATGAACGTGCCACAGGCTATCTCGCAGCAGTGGACGAAGTTGGAAGAAACTGACCCTGCCGGTGCGCTGGAACTTAGTCGCATCGGTACGGTAGCATCATTGAATCGTGTCACTGCCGCTGAAGCACCTGAAGACGGTAACGCGACTCACGCTGACATACACGCCCGTTACAATGCGTTATCAGCCGAAGCGAAGAAGGTCTACCAAGCCACGACAAAATACTATACCGAAGCATCCCAGCGCGAGCATATGTTCCTGCTCCAGTCGGCACTGCGCGGTATTATGACGAACAAGCAAGGTATCGGCATTGACCTCGACGTATTCGAGTCGAAGTTCAACGTCGCAGAGCTTGGCAAGATCGAGTCACGTGAAGACTTATCCAACATGATCGGGGAATACGTACCCGAAGAAGCGCGGTCTGAGATGATCGACCAGCTTTACAGAATGTCTGTCGTTCCACGGCAGCAGAAAGGCGACTACTTCCCTGCCATGCGTTACGGGGATGAGGTCGTGTATGCAGAGAAGTTAGCGCAGGAACAAATTTTTGAGGATCGCAAAGAAGCATGGGGTGTTCGCGCAGAGATAGCTGCCACAGACCCGACGCTTGACGTACAGATGTTGAAGACCGACGATGGAATGTGGGCCGTACGTACGTTCGAGCGCGAGTTTGTTATGGCTGAATCAGTGAGTGAGATTGAGGAAGCTCACGCCCGGCTGGTACAGGAGTACGGAGCCGAGAATGTGTTCGACCCGCAGAAGCGTCGGAGCAAGCAGACCGATATCGATATCGGATCGAACCAAGCACTGAACAGCATTATCAAAACGCTAGACGGTAATCCCGCAGCGCAGGCAGCAATCAAAAACCTCTACCTTCGTAGTCTAAGCGAGGCTTCCTTCCGCAAGCACGAGATGAAGCGGAAGAACCGGCGCGGTCTGAACTATGACGTACAACACAGGAACCTTGCCGCCTACGCGAAGCAGGCTTCCTACTACACTGCCCAGCTTGAGTTCGGCTGGAAGATGGCTGAATCCCTCAAGGGAATGGACGCTTTCGTGAGTCGCCGTCAGGCTGGCCCGAAAGACACGCCAACCCGTAAACTGCGAGCGATTGTCAATCACCTCCATGACCGAGATCAAATGTCCGTCGATCTTCCAGACATACAGCAGCTAGTTCGCAAGGGTGTCGAGTACACGCACTTCTTCATGCTTACGTCGCCGTCGTACTGGGCGATCAACGCCACACAGCCTTGGTTGGTGACAGCACCGACGATGGCTGGCCGTCATGGTTGGGGGCAGACAATCGCAGCACTGGGCGCGGTACAGAAGCTCATCAAGGCACCGCTGATCCAGCAGGCCGGAAGCTCCAAGGGTGGGTTCGCCGCGTTCTTCAAGGGCGGTAAGTCTAAGCTCGAAGATGCGTTTGATGTGATACACCAGTTGGAAACCCATATTAGAGAGAACGCGCCGTCGCAGGCGGATGAGTACATCGCCCTGCTTGAGACACTGCGTTCCAGACACATAATTGATATCAACGTCTTCACAGAGATGCGTGACCAAGCAGCCGGTAAGTCACAGAGCGCGGCTGATAAAACTATTGACGCCTCACGTATCATGGCCCATCTGACCGAGGTCAATAACCGCGTTCTTACCGCCCTGTCAGCCTATCAGCTTGAGATCAATGCAGGCTCTACGGTTGAGGAAGCGACGAAGTACGCAGGTGACATGGTGTCGCAGACGCAGTTCAATTACTCCAGTGCTAACAAGCCGCCGCTGTTTCAGGCTGGTGGGCCGTTGGGTGGAGTCGCACCACTCATGTTCCAATTCATGCAGTGGCCTCAACATATGTATGCGCATCTCATCCGCAACTATCGCGGCATGGTTGACGCGGGCATTATGGAGCGATCTGAAGCACGATCAGCGTTGCTCGGATTACTGGGAACACACGTTGCCGTTGGTGGCATGGTGGGTATGACGCTCCAGCCGATCAAATGGGCCATCGGCTTCACAATGATGGCGCTGGGCGATGACGACGAGCCGTACACATTTGCCAATGCGGTGAATGGTCGGACGGCGGATCGACTGATGACCGGAGCTATGGACGACCTGTTTGGAACTACAGCAGCAACTTTCATCGCGAAGGGCATCCCCGCTGGCCTCGGCATCGACCTGTCCACTCGTATGAGTATGGGCACTGTCTATTTCGTGGACTTGCGCGGTGACACTGCCGAGAGCAACATCGGTAGCATCGTAGCCAGCTTCGGCGGTGCGACGCTGAACCAAGCCGTCAATCTGGCGCGGGGCATGGGGCGGATAGCTGAAGGTGACATAATGCGTGGTGTCGAGCAGATGAGTCCGAAGATTGCACGAGACTTCTTGCGGTCAATTCGGTACTATAATGAAGGACTTGTGAATAATGCTGGTGATACAGTCATTCCAACGAGCGAGATGGGCTACGGCCAAATCGTTCCGCAGATACTCGGGTTTGCACCAACTGATGTAGCCCAGTTCTACGAAGCGCAAAACGCCATCAAGGACGCAGAATCATTTGCACGTGACCGTAAGGAAGAATTATTGAAGCAGTTCCGACTGGCCGAGTCGGGTGAACGTCAGCAGGTTTTGAGCGAAGTACGGAGTTTTAATAAAGCGTTCCCTGTGGAACGCATTACATACTCGACGCTGCTATCGAACGTGAAAGGCAAGAAGGTACGCGAATCGAGATTCAGACGCTACGGAGCAAATATCGATGAGAAAAAAGCAAGGTTCTACAAAAGACACGGCGACCCCTTCCGCGAAGACTAAGAACAAGAAGTGTCCGAAGTGCAAGCGACACGCACTGCGTAAGGATGGCTTCACTCCTTCAGGCAAACAACGCTGGGCATGCTCCCGCAGACGCGACGGTGATAGGGTACTGTGTTACTCGACTACCGATCCTGACGCACCGTATCGCGATCAGGGAAGTGCTGCCAAAGAACCTGATGAGAATCCACGGTTCGCTCGGAAGCTGTCGGGCATCAAACGATTCATTATTACGTCAGCGCAAAATGCAACGCCAATACACGATGGCTTCTTCGCATCGCTGATGAACTACTGCGACTACAATGAGGCCGAACTCGTTGTCATCCCGCTACGATACAAGAACGTCACGTCACGCTGGCCGCAGTCGCAAGAGAATGCGGAGGTATGGGACACGGCTCTCGCGCCATACCTATATAACCAGCGCAAGAAACTCAACGAGAATCTGGTACTGGTCGGCGACGTTAAGACGCAGCCCACTGCCATGTCCCCACTGTCGCGGTTCGACTCACTCACCGGCCCCGAGTCAGGCATCATCGGCCACACCAAGATACAGATGAAGACCATCGCGGTTCCTGCCGGACGGTACCCGAAAATCCTGATGACGACTGGTGCTTGCACCGTCAAGAATTACACCGACACGAAGGCTGGCAAGGTTGGCGAATTCCATCACAGCTTAGCCGCTGTTGTCGTAGAGATCATCGGTAAGAAGTTCTTTGTCAGACACGTGATTGGAACTCAGGATGGATCGTTCATCGATCTACAGCGTGAGTACACACCGAGCGGTGTCGCCACTGCTGACCCAGCTTTGGCACTCGTGTTTGGAGACACCCATAGAGCGTTCATCGACAAGAAGGTCGAGAAGGTCACTTATGCTCCGGGCGGCATGGTCGACGTACTGAACCCCGAACACCTTGTATTCCACGACCTCCATGACGGATATGCGAGGAACCCCCACCACCGGGCAAACCCATTCAATGAGATCGCCAAGCGTACCGCGTCAATGCATGACGTGAAGTGCGAGGTCATCGAGGATGTGATGTGGCTGGCCCGAGTGATTGGTAAGCGGAAGGGGATCGTCGTATCGAGTAACCATGACGACTTCTTCTCCCGCTGGATACTCGACTGCGACTGGCGGCGTGACCCGGACAATGCTGACTTCTATCTGGAGACTGCCCTTGAAATGGTGCGCTCGGTCAAGATGACTGAGAGCGGCACCAGCTATGTCGACCCATTCGTTTATTGGGTGGAGAAGCTGAAGGGCACTGCACCGATACGCTGTCTTGGCCGTGACGAGTCGTTCACCCTCGGCGGTGTCGAGCTATCACTTCATGGAGATCAGGGGCCAAACGGCTCCAGAGGCTCCCGTACTAACCTCCGACGCATCGGTGTCAAGACCATCGTAGGACACAGCCACAGCCCCGGTATCGAGGAAGGCTGTTACCAGAGCGGCACGAGTACCCCACTGAAGTTGGAGTACAACACCGGCCCCTCAAGCTGGCTGCAAGCACACGTAGTCCTGTATGCGAATGGTAAGCGAGCGATCCTGCCAATTATCGATGGGCAGTGGTGCTTCGATGACAGTAGGAAGTGACCAAGCACTCTATGCTTTAGAAGAAGGCTTTAGTGGTTCAACGGGTCACAGCACGTCCACGCGGTCGCAGCTTGACAGCTTGGCCGCTGACGTGTGTTTCTACTACGGCACTGCCGTACCAAACATCCGGTTCATCAACACCCGAAGAAACACCCACGCAGCTTGGTTCGACCATGAGGTAGTTCTGAACAGAGCTAGGGAAGGTGCAAATGGTATGACGCTGCTGCACGAGTTGGCGCACTACTTAACTGATGAATTCTATACAGGTGTTGAGCATCACGGGCCAGAGTTCGTCGCGATCTACATGCACCTTCTAGATAGGTGGAAGTACCTACCCAATAAATGCTTCAGATTACTGGCAAAGCAAAACCGCCTCAAGATCGGGCGGCGCTACAGGCCCATCGCATTTAGAACTGGAAGACGATCCGTAGATTAACGGAGTCAATGCCGGTGTTGCGCTCTGAACGCCCAGCAGTACTGTTGTGACCATCCACGTCAAGCTCAAGTATATCCTTCCACCTAACGCCGAGGCGAAGGTCGTAGGCCAGATGCTCTGAAATGAGTCTTTCCGGTGCCTTGTCAAAATAGGCGACGCCGAGTGACAGGTAGGGGCGAAAGTCCTTGTCATCCCGCCAAAAGACGCGATACGCAATTACGTACCGGTCGTTGTATTTATCCTGCAAGCGATCCGAATCCACCCCACCTACCCGCGAGTACGACGCAAACCAATGCAAGTCGTCGGTGATGACACTGAGTTCCTGTATGGTGGCGTCGGCAGCGTTGAATGTGCCGAAGCCTAAACCTAGCCCGACCTCGGCACTCTGCGCATTACGGCCCCACAAGAAGGCAACGACAAACGCAATGATCGCGAGTGTCGTAAGTATCTTGCCCTTCTTGAATCGATCCACTAAGCGCCCATGCTCATAAAGCTGGCGGTGAACGTGAAGCCCGGTGTTGCAGTGCCGCCAAGTGTCCACTTGAGGCGAATCATAGGGCCGAATGGATTAGTAGCAGCGAGGATGGTATGGCGCATAGTAGTAACGCCGGTTAGCTGCGCTGGCGCTGGCAGGTCAAAGTACGTACCAGATGCGGGATCGAATTCTTGGACGACTACATCCAGCGTCGGTAAAGTGCCCTGAACGGCAGTAATATCTACTACCAGTATCAAGTCCCGAGTGGGTAGCATAACTACTTCCGAGTTACCGCTGGCGAGGATTGCACCACTGTGTACTGTGGCATGTCTGGGTATATTCATTTCTAACTCCGGTTAAATTGGTCGGTTATTCGCGTTACGTTTATACGAGCGATTGGTCTTGCGACTGACCACCCGCTGATTCGATTTGGCATTAGACCCACCGTTCGATAGAGCCTTCTTGTGATCTACCTCTTTTCCATCGCCCTTATGAACTCGGCCCTCTCGCTCGGCGTCTTTACGAGCTTTATTCCGCATGGCTCGCTGTCGCTTGGCCTTTGCGGTGCCGTGGTACTTGTCATAGTAGGCTTTGGATTGCTCTCGGGTTCCCACTGCGTATCCTCAATAGTGTACTGATGGGGACTCTCGTCCTCGTAGATTGACTGCAAGTATCGCACAATCGGGGCCAGCGCATCAATAGTTTCAGACACAGGTGCAGAAGGTGGGCGGTCATCGTTCAGCTTCCCCACTGCCCGAGCGTCGAGGATTATGGCAGAGCATGCCATTACTGAGGCGAGGTGTGGCACACCTGTTACGGGGTCAACCTCCTCGCCATTCTTCCACTTCTCCATGTGCCGCTCCATCGCATCCAGATAGATCGACGCACGAACACCAGCCACCCGCCAGTTGTATTTACCATACTTGAGAGCGCCTTCGAGGAATGCTAGGGCCATGAACGCCTTCGCCGTGCCGGGGATCAGATGCATCGGCAGCTTGGTTGAGCCGATTGCATCTTTCGGATTAGTAGGCTTCGTCTCTGCACGTTGCCGATGATTCGTAGCTAAGTCACTCATTACTTTGTCCATCTGCGACAGCGGCTAGTGCTTCTCTGGCCAAAAATTCTGCATCGCTAATGTGAAGTTGTCCGTCGCGGATTTGCTGGAACGCATCACGTAAGCGCACGTTCTCAGCCTCATGCTCGTTGCTTGATTTCTGCCATGCTTTGATACGCTCGTCTTTCCGATGAACTGTAGCCTCAAGCTGTTCGATGCGTTGCTCTGCCCACTCTGGGTTCCAGAAACATTTATCTCCAAGTTTCGTTCTGTCACTCATCTGTCTTCTCCAGTGCTGTCTTTAGCGCCGCGTGTTTAGAGCATAAGCTGGGCTGTGGGCAACAAATATGACAGGCAACAACAGCCTCAAGTTGTTCGATGCGGTCTTGCTGCTCCTGTAGCGCGTTACGAATCTCTGAGCCAACGATCAGCGCATCATCCCTTCTGGACTTGATGCTTAGTTCTTTTGCCTTCGGTGTGTACTCACTCATCTGTCTTCTCCCCGTGACTGTCGGCTAGGCTGTCTAGTTGTTCCTCAAGTTCTTTGATATCAGCCTCAAGCCGCTCTATGCGCTTTAGAGCTTCGTTTGCCATTGCTCTATCTCCCGGCTCCATACCCATCGCGTCATCTGCGGTAGCCTGTAGCCAGTTTTTAATTGATGTCTGTTGAATCTGGTCATTGTATTGGTTTAGTTCATCACTCATCTGTCTTCTCCTCTGCGACTCTCCCAGAGTACGGATTGCCGTATGTCGCGTAATGGACTTGACACAGCAGTAAGTCCTCCCCCCATGCCCTTTCTTCACATCCTTTCATTCTACATTTCATTTCGATACGTGCCTCTTGTGTAGGTACATTGCCAAAACCGCACCCAGCCCACCGCCTGTTCCGATGGTCAGCGCGAACCATAGTAGTTCGACGTTAATACCCTGAATCGCTTTGTGCGCGACGAGAGAGATAATGAATACCTCAGTCGTCGCCATTAGATAGCTGATCGGCATGATCCACTTGTAGTGCATGAAGGCGACGTTGCGCTGCTGGAACGCCTTGAAGAACACGAATATAAAATACGCAACTCCTGCGATTAGCTCATTCATCCCTATCCACCATGTCTATGTTGAAGTCCAAGCACATTGCGCGGTTGGCCGCGTATTGTGTTGCCGCACCAAGCACGGTCTTGCGTTCTTTCATCCCTACCGTCTTCACGAAACTCGATGCGAGTTCACCGGTCAGACGGAGGCCGCGTGTTTTGTAAAGCCAACGAAGGAAGTCTGTTTTGTTGACTCGCATGATCCCTTGATCCTTACCTATCTGGTAGGTGATCTTCTTCAGGTTCGAGTAGTTGCCGACCAACTGCGGCTCGTACTTACCACCAGCACCGATGCGTAGGGTATCTGTCACCAGCTTCTCATGCATATGTTGCATCATGTAAGCGGTAATCAATTCGTTGGGGTCGGTCGTGATGCGTGATTTATTCACCCTCACCCGGAGTTGGAGGAACTTGTCTTGCATGTACTTCCAGAGTTTTGGTATGTCGAACTCGGTCAGGCCCGATGCATTCGCGAGCATCGCACCGGCAATGACTGAGGTCATGGTCGCCACCCAAAAGCGTTCGGATGGCTCATCGTGGAAGTGTTCTTCCACCTTACGCTTCACCTTCTCGACAGTACGGCGCACGAGCGGCAGGTTCTTAGCAAGGAAGCTGGCGTATTCCTCACCAGCCCTGCCGTAGTTACTCTGTAACTCGCTCACCATACTGGCAATGCGCGGGTCTTTCTTAGGTCGCTCGTCGTCTCCAACAAACAACTCGAAGATTCTGTATACACCTGCGTCAGAAGCTCCAGTCATGTTCGCGGTGAGATCGAAGATTGATTCGTTCGACGTGACTACCAGCATCGTGTGCCAAGTCTGCGCGGCGATAGTCCGGGCGCTCCGGTCAGCGCGTTCCCTATCCTTACCCTGTGTAACTTGAAACACTGTCTGCGCGAAGTTTTTCATGGTCTGCTCGTCGCCGCGAGCTTCATCCCAATAGGCCGTAATGTTCTGGAGATAGGCCAACTTATTCTTCGTGGATGTGGGGGTGTCGTTCAACGTCATCCCGCCTAGCTTTGGGTTGCCCCAAGCAGCCAGTGCCGCTTCGAGCGATAGCGATTTACCCGCACTCGTGTTGTTGGATACGACAGATATTACGCAGCCTGATTGATCCGTGAATTTGACCAGTGGCCCAGCGAACGCCGAGGCGAGCATGGCGATGATGTGATCGTGGCCCTGCTCAATGAGGAACGCTGAAGACTCTTTCCATTTTTCGGATAACCCAACAGGTGTGTAGTAGTCGGCGATACCTTTGTGTTTGTGGTTGGCAGTGACGACGCTGTTCTTGCTGCTGCCATCACTGAAGAATGCAGCGCCCCCGGATGCGAAGCCAACGATACTCTTGTTGTCCTTGTCATCCACTCGCTCGATCCAACCGAGTTGGTCAGCGGTATCAAGTACTGCGTTTTCCTCTTGTAGTTTCTGAAGCCAAGTAGCCATAAGATCAGTCCAATGTGTTTTTTCGTTTGAGGTCAGGATCGCGCCGCGAGTACCCAACACTTCCCACGTTCTCGGACAGCCGTATGCAAGTCCACCGGGTATTTCAAACTGGATAGCCTTGCCGGTTATCGACTTGGCTTCCATCATATACGTGTACTCGCCAGTATTCGCTGACCGTTGTGCTTGGATCAACCTCCACGTGCGCTGCAATACTTTATCCCATCCCCATTCCTTTGCAACCTTGTCATACGTTTTGCGCTCGACTCCACCGTTCGCTGGGATAGGTCGCCAGTTGTCGGGGTAGTTGTGCTGCGGGGAGTTGACAGATTGCAGATGTGGTGTTCCCTTTTTGGGTACCTGTGTACCCAAATTAGGGTTTTGTGTCGTACCACTTTTAGGGTTTTGTGTTGTGGGTTTTACGTACGCAAGGGAGAGCGGGGTCTTTTGCTTCTTGCTCTTATAGATCGGGCAACCAACACAGAGGTTCGGGTGCCACCCCTCAAAAGTTGAGCAGAGTGTAGGGCCGGAAGTCTCCGCATTGAGCTTCTGCTGCCATTTCTCTTGCGTCGTTTCATAGTCGTATCCTATGTGTTTGGAACTCATTGGGTGGACGAGCTTTTCGCCACCGTCAACGTACTTTAGTAACAGGAGTGTGGAGTTCCATTCCGGTTCATCCTGCTCAGCACCACCGGTCATAAAGATATGCTTCATCGCAGCGCAGTTGCGTACCAACTCTTTGCACGACGTTTGTCGTACATGGTTGCTACCCGAGAATTCGTTCGTTGCTTGCAGTCCACGAAGATGGGCGGGTATTGCGTTATCACTCACGCCGGGAAGCATTTTCATTAACCCATCAGGTTCATACATTCGTGTGGGTTCGATGCCGAGGATTCTTACCGGCAGTGGTTCCTTCTTTCTGTTGTGAGTGCCCGGCGGTCGCAGTACGCGGGATGCATCGGCAGTACACATATGATCGGCGGGTAGGTCATGTGCTTGGCACAGTGCTTTGAATGCGTTCGCGAGCGGTAGCCACTCGACCAGTGGTATCGCTTTGACCAGCGCCCAATAGACATGGACACCATTACCAGAGTGAACAATAGCGGTCGGCTTTGCGAACCCTGTCTTGGTTTGGAAGTCGTTCAGTGCGAGCATCGCGGTAGCCAAACTACCACCTGCTGATTTGAAATCGATGTCGAGCCAGAGTGCCTTCAGCTTATCGACGTTGGTGCGGGTGCGCTTTACACGCTCCTGTTTGAAATCGTTTAGGTGTATCTCTTTGAAGCTGGCGAGTGCAAAGAATACCGTCTCGCCTTTACTGTCCAGATGCAATGCAACTTTCGCCGCATCCTCATGGGTATGAACAGGTATCTGGCTGTACCCCTTCGGCTCCATCTTCTTCGCAATGCAAAGAATACCGCTTGGCGTTACCAGTTCTAAGAATTGTTTTGTGTCCACCGTCGCCCCTTAAAGTGAGGCCGGTAGCAACAACGAGGAAGAAGTTACTACCGGCCCACAGTGCTTCAGTCGAGGATCGACGAAAGCATGTCCTCAATATCAGCATCCGCTCCGGGCGACTCGGGTTGGGGTGCTGGTACTTCGGACGGTGCAGCCACCACCGTTGCCGGTGGAGTAGGGGGTTGCACGATTGTTGCAGCAGCGTGTTCTTCGATTGCTGCTGCACGAACTGGTTCAGGTGCCGGTGGAGCCACCACAGGCGGCGGTGCTGCAACAACAACAGGCGCGGGGGCCGGTGCAGGTGCGGCAGGTGCTTCGGCTACAGCCTCAGAGTAATGCTGTTCTTCCGTGTTAGGTTTAGATGCTTCCGAGGGAGCCGGGGCAATGGCTTCTGCGTTTGCGGTCGACGCGCTACTAGCTGCATCACCATTACTTGCCGGGGTTCCCTCAGTTGCATGCTCAGTCGACGTATCTAAGATGCGTCTGACCATATCGGAGTCGCGAAGCCCCTCAACTGTACTGAACTCGGTTTCCGACAGGAATCTCTCGCCCTTGAAGGTCAGCTTCGGATAGGCAACTGCCGTATCGAAACCTACCTTGGTTACGAGTACGTACACCGGCAGACCTTTCGGGCCGAGTACCTTCACTGCGTAATCCTTGAGCGGGTTGAGACTTGCCGGTGGGATTCTCAGGAGCATGACTGGAAGTTCGTCAAGAGCCTTCTGGCCCGTGGCAACTGCTTCAAGTTCATGCTCGAACGTAACTGCGCAACGGCGAACGTCTTGACACGCACGTGTCTTGTTGCCTTGCTCAGTGATACGCGAACCCCATACGTTCATGGGACAGGACGCACAAGCCACGTTGACTGGATTCGGAACGTCAGCGTCAGGAGTGACACCGCTGGCCGACCAGCATTCTGGCTTGGACGAATCGCCCTCTTTGTACTTGCCCTCGTAGTATGTCTTCGATGGGCGTTCATTCGATTGAATCATTACGACACGGATGCTCTGAATGGCATCACCTTCAGTGTCGACGTATACCTGTTCCTCGCCGCCTTGACGGACACGCCATGTGCCACCGCGATACGAGATTACAGGGAAACCTGATTGGACGCCGCCAGCGAATTCTTTCGCTGCTGCTGCGTTTCCAACTGCGGCTTGTAAATGTGCGGGTAGCTGCGCACCGCCAGCGATCATCATATCTTGGGTCATTGTTTTGGCCTCCTAACGCCTACGACAAGTGTTTCGGAGTATTTGACGCCGGGTACAATGGTACCTGCCTCGTTCAACTCCCGTACTGCTTTCGCGTTCGCCTTCATATCAATGGCACCGAGATTGTCGGTGGCAAGTGCGAACTCATAAAATGCTTCACGATCTTTTACAGAACATGAAGTGCGTGATTTGGTGTACGCGGTACCGAACTGCGTCTTGATCGACTCGGCCCCTTCGAGCTTACCAAGGATCAATCCATCCAGTTTGACGAGAGCGGCGGTCATCCTACCAGTCTCTAAAGTGAACGCCTTCTTTGCGTTGTCCTTTGCGTCGCGAATCTTGACATAATTGTCAACCATCTGTTCGAGTGTTAATTCCATGTCGCCTACCTCTTTGTGTTTAGTTGTATTACCTTATCGTCTTTCGTAGATTTGGCGTTCGTCTTTTCGCGAGCTACTAAATCTTCAGGAGTTTCCCCCAGAATTTGTTTGTCGGTCATGCATAACACTGCCAGCCCGATACGTGCGCGAGTCAGTAACGATTGTTTCGCGATATGGAGTTGGGTTACGTAGGTGATAAATTCGTTGAGTTCGCGGCGGGTAACAGCAATGGTGACTGCTGCGTCTTTCTTGCCGTATTGCGTCATAAGGGCAGTTGCTTCGAGTGCTTTTGCGAAACCCTCTACTCCGGGTCGCAAGCCGTGGTGCGTGGCGTGGGATAGTGCGCCAACAATCATGCGCATACGCATTCGTGATAGCCAAGTTCCGTTCTTCATGGTTCGCCTTTTAGTTGTCGTCAAACATATCCAGAAGTGCGCCTTGTAAGCTCGCCTTCTGTTGTAAGCGTTTGTAAATCTTAGACTCAATCGGTGAGCCTGTCAAATGTATTATCAGAGCCTTGCGTGTTTGCCCCGGTCGAGTGATGCGAGCGTTCGCTTGCTCATAGGTTTCGAGTGAAGTCGTTGGAGTGAACCACACAATCGTACTCGCTTCGGTCAGCGTCAGTCCGTGACTCATCGTCTTGGGGTTGGCAACGAGTACCTTCGGATGCTGTGAATTCTTGAACGCGCCGAAGATGTTATCACGCTCTTTCTTGCTCGTTCCGCCGTGGATCAATGCACAGTCGATGTTCTTCTTCAGTAGTCGCTGATGAAGTTCGACACATGCGTGAGAGAAGCTGGCGAACACGATCACCTTGCCGATAGACTGGTTGATAATATCCTTCACTTCGTCAACACGTGTTTGGTTATCGAGCCGAACGATCTTGCGTTGGTCTGTATACACCCAGCCGCATGCGATTTGTAGCAGCTTCATAAACAGTACGCCCTCGTTGGCAGCACTGATCCGACCCTCTTGGAACGCCGTGCGAAGCAGCTTAATGAGTTTCTTATATGTGTCTGAAACCTGCTTGCTTGGCGGTACGTCAATAGTCTTGTACGACACACCGGGCAGTTCCATACAGTCGTCACGTTTGTAACGTACTGCGGGTTGCAGCATGTCATAAACGTGGTCGTTAGCGTCCGGCTTGGCGAACCACTTAAACTGCGTGATCTGCGTCATGGTCTTACGCTGGAATTCTTTCATGTACCGGGGAGCGCGACGCGGAGTCAGCAGCTTCGCCAGCCCCCATGCATCTGTCGGGTCGTTGGGTGTTGGGGAACCAGTCATACCCCACGCATATGCTGCGTCGGTCACGATCTTATTCATGTTCTTCCAACGAGTCGTGGACTTGTTACGGAAGGCACCGACTTCATCTACAATAATCACGTCGAATTTCATGGCAAGTAACTCTGCCATTACGACGCCAAGCCCATCATGGTTGATGACGTAGAAGTGGTGCATTTCCTGCAAAATCTTCTGTCGTTTCTTGCGCGTCCCGTGAACTATCCCGACGCTAAAATGATTGAAGTACTGGTATATCTCTCTGTCCCACACCTGTGTCAAAGTTGATAGTGGTGCGACCACCAGCACCCGCTTAATCAGCCCCTCTTGAAACATATAGTCACAAGCGTAGAGGCTGGCACGTGTCTTGCCAGTACCCATTTCCGAGAGGACATAAGCTCTCGGGTTCATGGTCAGCAGCGCGGCTGTAATCTTTTGGGTGCGAAAGGGTGGAGGATTGGAGGGCCAAGCGTAATGCTGCACGATGGGTGCGGGAACGACATACCCAATGTTTCGTAACAGGCGTGTGGTTTCTATAGTGTGGGGTACTTTGTAGCCCACGGCGTACGGGCCTGTCGTATGGGTACGGTGTTCTGTAACAGCATCACCAAGCAGCGCCGGGATCGTTGGATCGACCGGGAGCAGTAGTTCTTTTGAAGCTGGTATTACCTGCGCTAGTTGAGCGTCAGCCATTCATCTAATTCCTGTTCGCCTGAGTAACCGTTCTTCGCGTCCCATGTTTCCCCAATGACAAGGACGTAGCCGCCAGCGGCCTGAACGTCATCCATAGTAAGTAGCTGTCGGGGTGTGGGGTGCTTGCCCGGCGCTTTTGTTTCGATGGCGAAGTAGATACCATTGTGGCATCCATGACAGTCTAAGCATGCTGCGCCATATCCAGTCTGTACCGGCCAGTGCTGATACGCACCAGCTTCCTTGAGTCGTTTCTTAACACGTGCTTTGACTTTCCCTTCGGGTGTCATCGGAGCAGACCACTGAAGATGCTGCCTTCGAGCGCACCACCGAGCGCATTACTTGCATTCATCAATCCACTCGCCTGTTGTTGATTGGCCTGTGATTGTCCCATCTGGGCTGAAGTTGATTCCGGCTCTGGCTTTGGGCGGGGCCACACATCTTCTCCTGCCTCGCACTTCATAATCGCGTCTGCTTGCCAGCATTCAAAGTCTTCGATAAGCGGGGTAAGATTACCATCATTCAGCATCCATTCCGCGTCAACTTTCAGACGTACGGATAGATCGTTGAAGAACGTCCACTTCACAATCTCGCAACCAGCCTCCGCTGAATGTTCGTGGTCACATTTGTATATGTGTTCACGACACACTTCGGGAAGCAGGTTGTTGAGTAGTTTCCTAACCTGCACTTCGCGTACTGGCATGCTCATTCCCCCCTGCTGCATCTGCATCTGCTGCTGTATCTCCGTTGCAGTTTTGTTCTGCTGATTCATCGATTGGTTCTGCGGGGGGACTTGGCTGTTGCACATCATTATGGGCCTTGACGACAAGGACAGCGCGTCTAACCTCGCTTTGTGTAAAGCGTTCAGATAGTTTTGCTGGCGCTCGCACTCTGCGGCGACACTTGTTCCGAATTGTCCTAATCCTCCCGCTCCACCCAATGAGGACATTGGCTCACTGGACAATACCTGCATAACCCGCTTTCCGTTGCTGGGAATGAGGTTGTCATCTTCGCTTGCTCGATCTCTTTCACACGCGGTAGGAGTGTCATCCAAACTGGTCTTATGTCTGCCAATTCCAAGGACATTGAGGATACTTCTGATGATTTTAGCCATACGAATACCAACTTAAAGTTTTTGATTTCAGGCATCAGGCGTGATAACACCGCTGCCGTGAGTTGAAGTTGCGTCCAGTCGATCCGCTTCTTGCCTGTCTTCCAGTCCACGATGATCGCGGTGTCACCACGTATGATGAGAAGGTCAACGATTGCACGTACCCATGCATCCGGCGCGAACCAGTCGACAGGCTCGAACTTGTTGTTCAAACACATCTGCATTTCGCCATGCCTGTCGTCAAAGGGAGCATCTGCGAATCGCTTACCCCACTTCTCTAGGTGACGGATTGGTAACGGTAGTGGGGTACCTTTAATGACACGATTGAACATCGCCTTGTGTATCTCTTTACCTTCGTTCGAGAACGACGAATTGCTATCCTTCGCGTCCTTCATAATTTTTATATGGTAGTACTTCTTCGCGCACTGCTCGAACATTGACAGTACCGAGAATGACCATGCGGTCTTGAGCTTCACTTCGCGTCTCCATAGGTTTGACCCCACGCTGCCTCTGCATCAATCGGTAGATCAGGTGCAAAGCTAGGCGGGGTTTTCATTATCTGTAGCACACCGCGTTCGTATTCCTCAACGCGATTCTCAGGCACAACATACACCAACTCATCATGCGCTTGCAACGCTGGCCGTAGACCGAGTTCCTTGCGAACTCGTATCATATGTTCTGTAATTGTAATGCGAGCGAGACTCTGGACAATGTTCTCCACCATCTTCCCACCCCATAAAGTTTTGGGTCGTTCGGCGTGTGTGAATGACCAGCCACGATACTTCTTCGTGTCTATGTAACGTAGGTTGTGGTACCAGATAGCCATGCCGTTGGGTAGGGTCAGCCGATCATGCGTAGCCATGCATGGCCCGATCATCGCCATTGCCTCTCCTGTCGCCATCTGCTCGATGACACCATCACAGTACTTCCACATGGCAGGGATTTGGTGGTACTCGTCACGGTAAGCGTACACATATTTGTTGACCTCTTGCTGGTCTGCTTTGTATCCATCCTTACGTAACGTCGCTTGTAGCTTCTTCCACCCCATGCCATAGCCAAGGCCGAGGATGCAGGTCTTTCCGATGAACCGCTCAGTCTGGTCTGCTTTCGTAACAGGGCGACGGAACGCTTTGGATGCGAAGGCGCAGTATGGGTCGCCGCCAGTCTGGAAGACTTCTAACAGGGGTTTGCAATTCGATAGCCAAGCATTCAGCCGAGCCTCGATCTGTGACAAGTCACTCGCGAGTACCACGTACCCATCCGGTGCGGCGACTGCGTACCTTAGTTGATCCCTGCTTGGGTTCTTCGGGTCAACGCGGGTGAGGTTTTGGCAGTTGATCTTTTCCATGCCACCGTAGCGGCCTGTGTGAGCGCCGTAGTAGCGCAGGGGCACCCGAAGTGATCCATACTGCTCAGCAATGTCAATAAATCGCATGGTGCGGCTCTCAGTCAGCGTGGACTTGGTTCCAAGCCTTGCTGCTAGGATAGGCCCGACCAGCGGATCGTCTTGGTATTCTTCCTCCATGTCCTTGAACTCGGGGTCAGTCTTGGCGAATGCATATGCAGGTTTCAGGGTTGTGGGGCTGATCTTCATGGGCACATCAACGCCCAATGCCTCCAGCACCTTTGCAAACTTCGGATTGGAACTCAGTTGGGACTGGTTCACTGAAGGTGGTAGTGCCGCGAGCAGTGCTTTCTTTTTCTCACGTGCGTTATGAAGTACGTTCCTAAGTATGTCGATGTCCAACACGAACTGCGGCTGTATATACATGCGCAGAGTCATGTCGATGATCCAATACTCGTCTTTCGGCAGACGTTCCTTTAGGCGATTGAATAGCCACCACTCCCCATCGCAGTCATCCGCACAGTATGCTGCGTACTTCTGGAACTCCTGCGGTGTCAGCGATTCGAGTCGCCTCCCGAGCATATTGCCAACGTACGTACCCTTCGACAGCGGAGAAGACTCGTGTACCAAACACTTCGCGAGCGATATCGACCGATGAAATGGTTTCAGTGTTGCCTGTGCCATGCACAGAGTATCGAAAAGCATCAGCGGTATGATCCCCAAGACAGTCTCTAGGATCAAAGCATCGAACATCGTATTGTGGCACAACACCGCTCCACGGTGAACGCCCCTTGCTTCCAAGGCTTGCTTGTATTCTGCGTGTGTCGTAAAGCTCAATATCTCGGTAGGGTCGTCGTTCTTCTTCACTCCCACCATGATAATTTGAAATTGCGCGTCTGAAACGTAAGCCTCGGTACTCATCTTTGACAGCGAGTAAATCTTGCTGTAGTAAGTCTCGAAGTCGATAGTAAATACGTCCACGATAGTAAATACGTCCCCTATCGTCCTGATCTTGGGAATGTTTTGATGCTCTCGACAAGTATGTCTCCCTTACAGAAAGGACAAACAACAGGTGTTTCCACCCGTTGCGTCCTAACTACCACCTTAATATCCAGTCGGCATTTATCACACCACAACTGGAACTTGGTGCATTTGCTGTTGTCTGCCACACTCACGCTACACCTCTCGGTACGTGCTGATGATAACGGTCTGCCTCATGGGTGGTATGCCCCGCTGATGCAGTGAAGTAGTTCGTGGCCGAGTGCGTCCATTGCCGGATCACCTAACACCTGTTCCGGTAGCGTTGCGGTGATGAGGCACCAAGAGAAATTGTTGTCGAAGTCTGGTGTGTACTCTGCGTACGCCTCATACCCATCGGGCATGTCATCCTTATCGATGAAGTTCACCATGACTATGGAACCTCGCAGGAAGTATTCGGCTATGACCGGGGGGCCGTAGGGTTCGTAACACACTTGGTCAGAGGGGGGCGCGGGATCAGTGGTCATCCACTTCATAAGCCCATAAGAAAGGCCAGCACCAGTGAATAGTACTAGCCAGAAAACTACCGTCGCCAACCTTGTCATAGTGTCGCCTTTACAACCGTTGTAAGATGGGCCATCTTAGCACACTGATAAGTAGAGTCAACCTACGTTTTGGGTGCCTAAACGAAGGGTATAACCTGCACCTATAGACAATAAAAAACCCCGACCAGCATTGCGCCAGCCGGGGTACTTACAACCGTTGTAAGTTTTAGTTGGTATGGACAGAGGGGTATCCGTCCACGTGCCGCACTTCAATCATCATGCTCATTTGTACGAGTATGTGAGTAAGCGCCTCGAAGACACGTCGCTCGAATACTAATTCCTCTGGGGTTTGGTCTTCGTGTCGTGGTTCGAGGGAGAGGAACTGATCGACAGTACCCCAATCGGATATACGTGTTGGCATTCTAGACTTCATGTTTGCCTGACGCGCTACGTCGCGGCACTCGACAGGCATGAAGGCCATCAACTCAGGCCAGATTCTCATCAGTTGTCCGGGCGTGTTACAGGCTATTCCGGGTGTCGGGCCTCCACGCCGACCTCCCGTTGTGCTGTTAAAGCCTGCATAGTCATCCCACTCCCAATCGAATAGGTCATCAACGCGCTTATACAACTTCTTCCGTAGCTTCTTTAGCTTGATCGCCTTACATACCCATGCTTGGATATTCTCTTGCACATCGACATGCAACTGTGCGAACTCCACCGGGATATCAGGTCTTCGCTTACCATCGGGGAAACCGAACGTAATGTGATCCCGCTCCCATGTCGATCTGCCTTTCTTATCGTCTGTGAACAACTCGAACGAGTCGCTACGGCTCAGACATTTCCGACCCAACTTACTATCCAATAGTACCTCAAGTGAGTTCCACTGTTTCTTTTTGAACGCGGGTCGATAGACATCTTCCAACGCATCAAACTTAACAGGATTTACAATCTCACAGTACTTGTCGAAGTGTCGGCAGACTTGGTTGGCAATGCGACTGCGGAAGTCCCGATTAAAGCGCGTCATCGATCAAATCCACTTCAATAATCTCGCCCGGTATGTCGTGACTTGGGCGATAGTCTGTCGTTGCACACCATATGACTGGAAAGTCTGCATCTGTCGGGAAGCTACCGCCCATGTCTGTGAAGTACACCAGACAATCAGGACGTAGCCCATGTTCCTCAAGCCACACGAACGGTGGAATGAATGACGTACCTCCGCCACCTCCCAACGAACATAGCTCCGGTTGACCACGTAACGTGTCACCGCTTCCCAACTCATGCACAGTATCTACACGTGCATCGCATCCCATCAGGTAAACGAACTCCGGGTTGCAGTCAGTCAGAATCTTGTCACACTCAGTTAGTCCTTGTGCGATCTCCATCTGTGACATGCTTCCCGATGTATCAACTACGAATACAACCACTCCGCAACCAAAGCCTTTGTAGCTCGGCATGATAACGCCTTGGGTGATGTACCTTCGACGATTGAGCTTGCTCCAGTCACTCGCATCCCTGCCTATAGCCTTGGTGAATGCGTACCGTAGTTTCTCCGTCCACGGAATCTTCGGCTTAAGTAATTCATCGACGAATCTCTCAAGTCCCGCTGGCATTTTACCCATTGCCTTGGCAGCGTCTCCCGCTGTTTTGACAGCACGTTTCCATTCGACTTCACTACCAGTATTGGCAGCACTAGGCATAACGTGTGTGTCAAGCGTACCGTCACCCTGTCCTTCCGGGCCTTGGTTGTTGTGACCACCCCCACCATCGCCCTGACCTTGACCTTCGGCATCGCCCTCACCGCCGCCACCTTCCTGCTGTTGCTTGAGTAGCTTACGGTACACTTCGTCAACCATGTCACCAGCCGATGCGATACTTACATCGTGCAAGCCCAGCTTCGGCATCTTACCAATCCTCGACACAACTAACATATCGTTGATTACATAGTCACCAGCTTGGTTCCATAGACGCGGGTCAAACTTCTTACCATCGAACCCTGTGTCCTGATACTTCTTGCCACGTGACATATGTGACCACATTGCGTGACCAACTTCGTGGCACATGACAAACACCGCTTCAGGCAGTTTGAGTGATTCGATGAAGTCCTCATCGATCCACACGTTCTTACCGTCCGTCGCCATAGTCTCGTTACCCGGTGGAAATATCTGTGGGAACTTACCGAGCTTTATGACCATCATGTCCAGAAGTAACGATGCAAAGAATGGGCAATGCAAAAGCATCGCCGTCTTACACTCAGTTAGTTTCTGCTGTGCCGACATTTGCATACTCCTTCATCATGCCAAAGATAGCAGTTGCCTGTTCACCCAACCGCCTACGGAGTGCGTCGTCCTTACGCACATCTTTTACGTCATGGTTGGTGAGCTTACCCTTCACTCGCAGACGTATAGCCTCGATCCGCTCGTCCTTTGTGACGTTAAGATGAGACAGCATCGACGCATGCTCTGCCAACTTATCGAACAGAGTGTAGTGGAACATTGCGTCCGGGTTTGATAACGCCGTTGCAGCACGTTCAACATCGTCATACAGACGTTGCCAAGCATCCTGCATTGCATTTTCCAACCGCTTCTGCGTCTTGCGTTGCAATGCACCAGCTAACTTCTCAACCTGTGCATCCTGCAAGCCCTGATAGTCACCGCCGACAGGTATCGGCTCAAAGTCAAACTCCAACGTGAAGTGTTGCTCAATCGCAGCGGGGGCAGGATACTCATTCTGATTGAATGCCTTTCCTAACTTCTGTTGCGAGATAGCGATCAGCGTTGGGTATGCTGTCGTGAACTTATCAAGCGACTCAAGCATTTCGACCTTGTGCATGCCCATTATCTGCGCGTACTCAAAGAACAGTGTGTTCGGAAGTAGCCGAGCGCCGGAACGCTTGCCGTGATCGTTGATCCCAACGGTTGACCACGGAAGGGTCATCCGGTAGTGATCGGTACGAGCAGCATCGATAGCTTTATGCACACGTTTCAGTTTCTCGTCGGCACCGACAAGCAATCTCTTGCGCGCCTCGAATGACTTAGCATCTGCACCGCTGGCATCCGCAGCATCCTTCGCTGCTTTGCGATCCTTAACCTTCGCATGCCACCTTCTATTCGTGAGTGACACAAGAGTACCGAAGTTACGTATGTCCATCTCCTCCATAATCTCCTCACTCGTGAACGTAGGTACCGGAACGATATGCTCCTCAACAGCTTCACTGAACATGGTGTTGTCGATCTCAGGAAGATCAGCCGCGTTTACAACGGTTGTAAGTTCCTGTTCCTCGATAGCACTGATCGCCTCGGGTGTCGCAGCAACTACCGCCGCCGTTTCCTCATTGAGTAACGATTCAAGGGTTGCATTGCTACTTGGTACAGGTGGTGATAACGGTCGCGACACTGGACTATTCGGGTAGCTAGGGTCGGGCGCACCTTCGACCTGTGGGGTTTCAGGGGTGTCGGGTGCTATAGCACTAGGTGCTACAGTTTCCTCTACCACTGGCTCTTTATCTTGCAATACGTCATCGAGTAATGACTGTATATCCATGTCAAATCCTGACATATGTTTCTCCTTTACATGCTCGAAAGCAAGTTAGCGTTCACGATGAGTGCCTTGTTCTCTTTAACCCACTTGGCAAAGTCCTGATTGTTCAGAACTTGGGGCTGACGTTTCAATGTTGCCTTGAGTCCAGCTACCTGAAATTCTTCTGGCATACGTTTCAGATAATTGAACGCGGGTGCTGCCGTACCACCGTCGACACGATGCGCGATCATTTGCATAGTTGCGAACTGTGCATCGGGTCGATCAGTCTCAGGTAGTTTGCAGCCCTTCGGATCAGCTACGATTTCATCAAAGGTTGGCAGTTGCTCAACCACTCGCAGGAATGATGTAAACTCTGCTGCTGCACCTTCACCGATGTACCCTGCTGCTGCCTCAGTGAACAAGTCACTAGGTAGTTGCTCAATCAGGTAGGACATTTGCACGAACGAACGTGGTGTGCAGAATGGCCCGGCCTTCTCGGGTACTGTGTCTTGGAATACCAGACCGGGCTTGTGCTTCGCGAATGCAATCGCTGCCCAATGGATATCCCCTTTACGTTCGGCCCAGTCCACCCAACTATCCAAGTCAGGCGTAATGGTGATTAGCATACGTCTGTTGGTAACGAACATGAGTTCACGTTGCACACCCGAGCGATCCTTCTCTCGGTTAGATGCTGCGAGTACCATGTACGTGATTGGAAGCCATGAGTCATTCACCCTACCTTTCAGTAGTAACTCTGCGGCTGGCTTTTGCACATCATGTGCTGATTGCCGAAACTCATCCAAGAAGATGAACCCATGATCGGGATCGCCAGATCGCGGCATCCACGGCGCACGTGTGTAGTTCATAATCTTATTGCCTTCCTCATCCGAACCCGGTAGTCCGAAGCCGCCCATGTCGGGTGCCTCCTTACTGTTGAGAAAGAAGTCTTTGTTGGCGAAGGGCAATTCCATTTCCTCGCCCAACTCAACTGCCAACTGATCCACCATTTCTGACTTACCAAGTCCCGGCCCGGATTCCAACTCAATGGTGAATCGGTTTCCTGTCTTAACTTGCTGGTGGTACGTTGACTTAATCAACTGCTTTGCTTGCATGATATTCATACTGTTTCCTCGTTTACAACGGTTGTAAGATCGACCATGCACACCGTATCTTCTGGTGCGCCAATGGCCGAATGATAACGCTGATACTTATCAGCAAATGTGCTTCCCTGAATGATGTAAATCATGCCGGGAAAGTTCTCTTGTATACGTATCCAAGCTGCGCTCTCGATACACGTATCTTCATCCTCCATCGTTCGCAGTAATAGACAAATCCTATCCGTCACTTCACCTTCGTTACGCATGAAATACACCTGATGTTCTCCTTCGACAATCACGAATCTCATGTTGGTATGTTCTAGTTGGTGGCGGGTTCCTTCACCGTAATGCAAGAACTCCCAATCACACTTGTCAACGGGTGCTGCAAAACATACGGTGCTATTCTCGGGCTGATTAACCCTTTGGTCTGGGTACAGAATCATGCGACCTCCTTTTACGCTCAATCGATGCGTATGCGCGACGCTGCTTACGGTTAGTGGGAAAGTGTTTCTCATTCCCAATTGCGGATACGTCCCCAAAAAAGAAACGCCTAATCTTCTTCCAGAATTTCATTGACTACTCCGTGTTTTTCCGCTGTCTCATCGAATCCAATGAGCGTAATGATTGGGAAGAATTCCCTGAACAGAAACAGGTGCGACATATAATTTGCACCCATGAGTCTCATAGCCTTAACTGCTAGGTTCCAGTCCTCCAAGTTGCCTAGCTGTTTGGCAAGGTCTTCTGCCGCTGCCATGATAAAAAAGATATTGCCATCTGGCCCGGTAACGTCCAGACACAACCCTAACTGCGAGTCTCTATACACGGCCATGATAACGGCCTACGCGAACAATGCAGGGACTATGAATGCATCCTCCGCTATTTCGCAGTCAAGTATTCCCTCCGCGAGTACGGTAGCTGGCCCATCCTTCGACCAATGTGGCAACATCACCACGCGGAATCGTTGGAATTCCTCGTCATCCATCAATCGCTGAAACACCTGCGTCTGAACGCGGCCATTCCAACTAGCCGCCTCCACCTGCAAGCCCGAGTCTTTCGATCCACCGCGAGTAACTTGCTTACTTCCATTACCCTGTAGCGAACCATAGAAAGTCATCTTACCCATTCTGTTCTCCTTCCAGTTTCATGCCCCAAACATCACGCCAGTACTCATCGTTGTATTCGATTTGCACTGGTTGTCGGGCGTTAGATTGTGGTTCCCACTCAAGTGTGTCGATGGTGGGGTCTGCCGTGTTGTAAGGGTCGGTTCCTTTTGTGTTGTCTGACATTCCTGTCTCCTTTACAACGGTTGTAACTATTTGATGCCGACTCCCATGCAGTCCCACCAAGCTAGGTTGGGTACATATGAATTAGAAGCAGCGTCCCATTCGCCGAGATCATGCGACTCATTCAAGTGCGCACACTTCTGTACCAAAGTCTGTTGGGGTGTGGGGGGTGCGGTGATAACGCTTTCGCCCTTGGCTGTTTGGATCAGTGCTACCACGATCACTATATATAGCAGCGCAAGGCATGATAGGGACAGAGCTACCAGTCCCAACTCCATTTGCCTACGTATGTTACGGCGCATAGTTATTCTCCTGTGCCTCGATTAACTCCTGCAACTTCGTTGTGAAGCCCGGATCGTTAGTGGAAAAGATGATGCTTTTATTGAACATCGTCTCGCGGTTCTTCTGCCATGCGTAGGCAACTCGTTGTGCAGAGTCGGCGGGCAAGGGTGCGTTGTTCCGCATCCAATGATCGCCTATGTAACAGGTGTGTCCAATGAATTGGAGTGCTGCTTGCAACTCATCGTATGCCTGCTCAACGTCCTGTGTGTCTACGCACATACGTACACTAAACTCAATCATGGTAGTTCCTTATGTCAGAGAAATGATTGCCAACACGATTGTCATGGTGGCAAGGATGCGGCGGTTGTCCGGGTGTCCAGCCCGGATCGTGTATGCCAGAATGGTAAGAAAGAAAGCGCCAAAGAATGCGACGCTGGTGATAACGCTAAAGGTCACGGTGACGCCCATCTAACTGATCGCCGCCTGAATTTCAGGGGTCAATTCTCGTTCTTTATTCATGAAGTCTCCTTAATCGTCCAATCGAGGCCGGGGTACTGTCTCTCAACCTCGTGCATGGCCTCCTTCGTAGCTTGTTGCTCGGTACGGTTCATAATTTTCCATCTACCAACTATGGCCTCGCCGTCGTAAACCTCAACACGCCAATTCATGCGCATGTCATCTGTGAACACAATTGTCACACGTGGATCAGCTTGAGACTCGTCGTCGTACTCGGCAGTTTTAACTGTTCTGCCAACAATATCGCTGATGAACTTCTTCATTCGTCTATCTCCTTTACAACGGTTGTAAGATATGCCTTGCCATCACTGTGATACCAAGACATGAATCGAGCATAGAATCTGTGCCCAGCCCCATTACCTTTCGGGGGCGTGTTGCCTGTGATTGATTGCATCCACCACTCAATAACCTCCATTTTGTATAGCGCGGCCTTTGCCCAATTCTCAGGCTCTGGCCCATGCACTAGGAGACACATGATATATTTAGGCTCACGCCGGGTGCGTTTTTGCTTTCGGGACTTTCGACTGGCGTTGCTTGGCATTCCAGTTCTCCTTGCACCAGTGCATGTACTCACCGTATAGCCCCTGATGTGGGTTGTGTTCCAGTTCGCCCATCATGTCCTTGATGCGCATACCGTAGTTGACATTCTTCGCGACGTACCTTCGTTGTGCATCCAATCCAGCGTGTAAGATCGGGGGGATTGGGGGTTCGCCGAACATGAGTAGTAGCGTTACGAATAGAATCTCTGCATCTTCTACTCGGCCACCATTGTATTGCTTGTTGTTCATTGCATTTGCCTCGCATACGTGCGCGTGATAACGCCGTGTCGCTGTTCGTATTGCCACCTGTGCCAAGCGAAATAGAATTTGAGGAACTGTGCTGCCTGATTTCTAAACGTAGTGATCCCACGCTTAAGGCACCACTCACGAACGTCTTGCTTCCAGAACATATGTTCCCTCTCAATCTCATCACCCAACGAATAGTTCCTGCCACGTCGGGCAAGCACGTATTCCTCCCAGCGCGGGAGTTCACCGAAGCGCACCATGCATTCAGTACATATGCTGTCTAATGCAGGGTAGGTGAACCCTTCCCGCCATTTGCTATACACATGATTCTTGCGACGGACATATTTCTCTACTGCGTATCTCTCTTTCAGTGCCTTCTTCACGTTCTGCCCTCCATAACATCCGGTCAATACTTGTCGATAGGGCGTCGACTGCTGTGCGTAACGCATTCGATCCCGCTTTCCATCCATAGCGATCAACCAAGTAGCTGCTGACCACGCGATACCATTCGTTTGAATCACTCCACGGTGCGCATGGCCCTGCAACCAGCAAGACCTCCATCACTATGTCGGGAGAGTCCCGCTCTAGCAGTCTCCAAACTGCCGAGCGGTATTGCTCTCGGTTCACTACTGTTGCCGCATGCGAGCGCGTGATAACGCTTCGTCGTAGGTAGCGCGGGATATACACTGCGCGCCGCTACGCCCGACTGATCTGTCCTCTATCCAGACGCCATTGTTTGATAGACATGATGCTTTCGCCTCACGTGCATCAAGCCTCGCATAGTGAGACTCCCACTGCGCGTCGGTATTCGGGGTTGTCGAACACCCAGACTCGGCGCTAAGTACGGCTATCGCCAAGACGATCATCAAGACCACTGTCCAGATACTTCTTTCGTCTTTCCTTTCCATTACCATTCTCCTTCGTCTGATTCATATGTCTCAAACGCTAACTCGCTGACGCAAGTCCATCGCTCACCACCCACTGATTTCAACCTGCCGCCGCCATACTTCACAACCATAGCAGTCTGACCATCTGGACAGACTATTCGGTTCGGCGTTGGCGAGAACGAGTTCTCACGTGTGTGGCTCGTATTTGCACAGCCTGCCATGATTAGCAGGCACAAGATCACAATCATCTTCATTTCATACTCCTGTTTACAACGGTTGTAAGGTGTTGGGTTGTTAGGCGACGCAAGGCTACACCCATTCTCCATAGCGCCGCATTGAATGATACGCCGCACGTGATGCCGGTGTATCGTGTTTGGTAAGTACGTATGCAAGTGGCTTGTATAGCTCGGCCTCCAGCATCACCTGCCAAGGCATATGCTGACAGGTGAAACCCTGCGCGCTCCCAAGCATCCAATCTTTGAGGTCTATAAGCTGCGATGATAACGGTGACTCTGCCTTGAGGCAGTAGTCTATGGCGTTAAGCAAGGCTACCTTGAGCGCGAGGTATTTCTCATGCTGATGTGCTGCTCCACTAAAGGATATGTGGTAATAGCTGCTGATGTACTGCGAATGACCGGGATAAGACTGGTCTGTGTATCGCGGATGTAAGTCCGGGTTTGAAAGTTGCTGTTTGGAAGTTACGGTACTCATTACTTTGGTACTCCTGTTTACAACGGTTGTAAGATTAAAGGTTTGAAATCGTGCGTGTCAAAGCTGTTTGGACAATCAGGCCAATCACTCGTATGGTTTGGTGAATGACTATCCTTTAGGATTAGATACTTACATGTGAATGTCTGAATGTCCAGCGTTTTAAAATCAGGGACAAGTTAGGGAGTGGGGATGTTGGGTCGTTCGTAAAAACGCAAACATGTTCACTCTCAAGAAATCTCTATAAGGTTCTACCTTATATAAGTGAGACATTCAGACATTCATATATATATACACGTAATCTATAGGGTTTCCACTGTCAGACCACTGTCCGATTGTCCAAATCCGTTCTGGACATTCACTTTAGTGCCTACAGTACGCGCTTATGATAACGGTTCTGCCTAAAGCCCCACATAATGACGTACTTTGAAAGTTGCTGTTTGGAACCTGACATACTGTGATCCTGTTGGGATTTGGGGTTCTCGCTACACGTGTAGGCAAATGAAAGCCGGGCGAACCCGGCAATCATTCTGTCCTGCATGTTACAGATTGTACTCGGCAACCAGTACGTTAAGCGCCTTGCGGAACTTAATGATCTTCTGGCTACGTGTTTCAATCAACTTGATCGCAGACAACGCACGTTCCAAAGCCTTTTCAGGACTTACAACGGTTGTAACTTTCTTGGCCTTGATCGACTTGATTACTGCGGCAACGGCATCCTTCCAACTTTCGTGCTTGGGTAATGCGCGAGCCAACATCAAGACATGCGTACGGCGAAGCTCGCCGAAAGTCTTGCGGAACGCAGTGGTCGCTTCGCCGAAGTAATAAGGGTATGCAATCAAGCAAGCCTTAATCTCGGACTTCCGAGCGCCTTCCGAGCTAGTACCCTTCCACGGCGCGTCTGCGGCAACATCCGTCTGTACGTTAGCAATTTGCTCGGCAGTCATATCATCGCCACCAAAGGTTGCGGTGCATGCTTCCACTAAGCCTGACACCATCTGTTGCATGGTGATCGCAGTCTGTGAATCCAGCTTGCGAATGGAACTAACAATTGACTTGATACTCATGTGTCTAACTCCTCTTACAACGGTTGTAAGATTAGGTGGGCAGTGCGCCCGACCCTTCATAGTACGCGAGGATGGAAGCGTGTCGGGCCGAAGGGGGTGCGGTACCGGGCCGAGGGGGGCCGGGGGGCCAGCACCGTATTAGGTAGTTCATATACAACATCCCACTAATATAGCGTGTGCTTTTAACACCCATGTCTCATATCTTGTGCAATTGAGTGGGGAACTGCCCGAAGTATAAAGCATCCATATTTCCCTATACGGCAATACAACTGAGTATTTAACCTTGTTTTATCCGGCCACAATTCAAGTTTCCCGGCCAAAAATACCCCTTGCCAAAACTGAGCTAGTGTGCGTTAATGCCCCACACCCCAACAACTCACAATGGAGATCGATCAATGAACGAACGCGAAGAACAGGTCATTACTAAAGAGGATGTCGGTACGCTCGACGTAGCCGATCTTGGTCTTGCTGACCTCGATGTCATCAACCCGGAAGCAGTCGTTGATCCCGCCCCAGTGACGGAAGACGAACTGGAAAAAGCAGATTCCGCCCCCGATCCAGCCCCTACGGATGTGGGGAGGACTCACAAGGACGCCCACAAGACATCCCGCCAAATCCGAAAAGCTAGGCAGCGTGGACGTTAGAATAGAAAAATTCGGTGATAAAACCGAAGCCATCCACTCCTGTGCGCAAGTAGCGCACCCGATCATCGGGTTCGTCGTTCAAGACGAGCAGGGGTGGTTGGCGCTCCCGCGTCGGGTCAGCGTACCGCCATCGAAAGAGCGGAGCCGGTCTGACGCCATTGACTATGTGAGGAGATCGGCTTGAAGCACAAAACAGGGACTAAGGTGCTGTCCCGCGTCGAGGCCCGCGCTCCCACTTGGACTTGCAGACGTGACACAGAGAAATAGCCCTTGGCCGCGCCCGGAGAATCCCGAACATCTTTTCGCGTCTGCTCTTTTGGCACATGGGCCGATGCCTGACGGCGGTTGGTCTATAACTCGTACAGCCGGGGGTGAAGCGCACTACATCACGCCGAGGAGCAAGGAGGCGAAAAGGTTTGTGCGGGACGTTGTGGAGATGTTCTCAAAGGACGTGCAACGTAAGTACGCATACAATCATTGGTCGCCGCATCACTGTGAGATGGTAGGCCGATCTTGGAAAAACATGTTCCTGCTTTGGATATGGGAGAAGATCGATGACAAGTGAGCCGCTACGAGTACAACTAACAATAAGTGCGTGGGGCGAGACGACCACTGACGAAGATATCGCGGTGTATGGGTCAGCAGTAAAATTCATGGCTATCTGGTTGATGAAACAAGATGGCGCGATGGGCAAGGACACCGAAGCCCTACTTAACGAATTCAAACATAACGTCTGCACTGCAATGAGAGTGGGCGTACAGGGGACAGGGTAATGGCATGGCTAAACAGCTTACTGACCAACTTTGCGGAAGCGTTCAAGTGGTTTTACATCTTACAGCCGTGGGAGCAGGCGTTGCGCGTGAGATGTGGGAAGCATATCCGATTACACGCAGGCGGTTTGCATTTCAAAGTGCCGTACATCGACTTCATATTCAAACAAAATACGCGACTAAGAATTTCGGATGTACCTGCTCAAACTATTACAACTTTAGACGCTCGAACTATAACTCTGTCGGGAGCTTTGCAATATCGTGTTGCCGACATTACACCGCTTTTTACGAAGTTACACATGGCGGAAAGCACGATAGCTCAAGAGTGTCAAGCGATTTTAACGGAGTATATCGCTTGGAACGACTTCAGCCAATGCAGTCCGAAAGACGTAATGCTAAACGTGCAAAGAGAACTCAATTTGGAGAGGTACGGCCTCGCTGATGTTCGCTTCATACTTAAAGATTTCGCGGTTGTGAAAACGTACCGCTTCATTACTGGAGACATGGATACCTATTTGGATCACAGTCTCCAAACAGACGAACCGGAGGAAATGTAATGCCTAGACCAAAAAGCGATAATGTTCGCGCTCACGTGATGATGACGCAAAGTCAGCATGCGCGTATGCAAACACTATCAGCAAAAAGCGGGTACTCAATCTCGGAGCTAATGCGCCGAGCCATCGACTTGTATCTTACGAAGACTAAGAAAGATGGCTAAGTATCGTGGCGTGTTGATGGTACCAACCGTAATCGAGTTCGACTCAGAGGGTTCCATGCGGCATGTTACGGAGCGGGCGTTGCGCATTGCGCGGGGTATGGGTAAGTGTGAATCGTTCAAAGACGAAGAAATGATCTACGAACCGAAGTTGATGGAGGTTTGTATCACAGGCGGCAAAACTGCTCCCGAGGAACTGAATGTCATCTACACACCAGAATTCGCATAAAAAAGCCCCCGCGAACGGGGGCAAGGGAGGCGTACAGACGACGGCCATGAAAAAAGGTGGAACCAGTAAGTCGAAGATAAACCCTCTAACGGGCGTTGTAAAGCCCGAAATCCTCACGGTGCATATCAAACAGTGCTGCGATGGGATGGATCGTTCGCGCAGTTACGTGCGCGGTGCAGTACAATACTTGGAAAGGAAACCCCCAAATCCTTTCATAGTGCCTCTCCTTAAGAAAGCATTGCAGAGATTTAATGAGCAAAATCAACGAACATAATTTAGATTTCATCACGCCACCGACCATCGGGCAGTTCATGCTTGATGATTCTTTCGTCAGGCTTATAATGGGGCCGGTAGGATCAGGGAAGTCGGCGGGCTGCTTTATGGAGCTACTACGGCGAGCGAGACTACAAGAACCTGATCGCAAAGGTGTACGTCGTACGCGCATGGCGATCATCCGTAACACCCTTCAACAGTTGAGACAGACGTGCCTTGCCGACATAGAAATGTGGTTGAATCCGATAGCCCACTACCGAACAACGGACGCGACCATACAGGTAAGGTTTCCTTTACCAGATGGGACGACGGTCGAGAGCGACTGGATGTTGATTCCGCTCGACACAAAGGCGGATCAGCAGCGTCTACTTTCATTAAACCTGACCGGAGCGTGGGTGTCAGAGTTCAGGGAAATAGAACCCTCCCTGATCTCCGCCCTCTCGGGTCGTCTTGGCCGCTTTCCTTCAAAGGCGATTGCGGAGCCAACTTGGTTTGGGATCGTCGCAGAGACTAACCCGCCCGACGAAGATTCAGAGTGGTACACGCTGCTGGAAATTGAGCGCCCGCCGAACTGGGCCTTCTTCAAACAGCCGGGTGGAACGTCAGATGAAGCGGAGAATGTTGACAATCTACCTGACGGCTACTATGACAATCTACTTGCGAATAACAACTCCGACTGGGCAGACATCCACGTCCACGCGCAGTATGGCAAATCACTCGGGGGCCAAGCAGTATTTCGTGCCTCCTTCAAACCGGCCTTCCATATAGTCAAAGCTGACGAGTTAATAAAGATCGATCACATGCCCATAATGATCGGACAAGACTTTGGTAGAACGCCTGCGAGCCTAATTGGGCAGATCGACAACAGAGGACGACTGGTCATTTTTGACGAGTTAACTTCGGAGGATATGGGCATTGAACAATTCGCAACGATGCTACTGCGACCGCTGCTCTATGAAAAGTACCAAGGCCAAAAGATTTTTATGGTGGGTGATCCGAAAGGCAGGGATAAAAGCCAAACCAACGAAGACTCACCGTTTGATGTTTTGAAGCGTCTTGGCTTCGACGTGTACCCAGCGCCGACGAATTACATTGACCCGCGCCTACGCGCAGTCGAGCAGCTACTACTACACCAAGTCGATGGTGGCCCCATGCTCATGCTGAGTGATGAATGCTCGGTGACTGCTACCGCGATGAAATACTGGTACCGCTACCGGAGAAAGCAGACAGGTGTTCTGGAAGACAAGCCAGAAAAAACCCACCCTTGGTCTGACGTTGCAGATTGCCTTCAGTATATGGCGCTCTCGACGAACGCAAATTACCTCGGCAAAGTTATGCAGTCGATGAACCCGCCACCTCGTAGACCAGTGCCACCTAAACGGGGATGGATTTAGTCTTGGTGTTCGATGACTGCGCCTTCGATCCGAGCATCATCACGTCCGGTATTGATATGGATAGCGACGTTGAATCCGCTACCGGCTGCGATGCCTGCATGATCCTGCTTACCGGAACGCCCAGCGAGGGCACTGAGTTGTTTCACCGTATCGAGGACAGATTGTGTGCTTGCGTCGGGCCGGGACATTATCTTGTGGAGGATAGGCAGGGACTCCTCAAGAAGTATTTCCGCCTTCTTGGTGATACGTTTACCCGCATTCGCGTCCCCTGTAAACGCGACGGTTGCCTCCTGCATCATTCCGACAAAAGTCGGGTTGATACGTAGACGTTCCCATTGCGATGGGGTAATCTCGTATTTGCTACAAACACTTTCAGGGTCGCTTAATCCAGCCGCTAGTTCCATGCAGATGAGTGGAGATAGGTGGGCCAATTCCAGAATAGTGTCTTCAGGTACTATGTTAGTTGACATTTATTTGCTACCATTTGTTGACACAGGCGTAGGATAGCAGGAAAATCAGGCGTATGGCTACAGGTTCTCAAGGAATACCCGGACAAAACGACTCCGACAACTATGGCGGTGGTGTTGACATGGGCGGCGGTCAGGGACTCATACGTGTAGTCTCCAACTCTGATCTCATGGAACAGGAGCGTATTCAGGCCGAGGCCGAAGCCAACGCAGCAGAGCAGGAACAGCGCGAAATCGAGAACTCACTCGCTGCCTACATCCGATCACGCATGACTGACATGCGCAACTTCCGAAACGCCGAAGGAATTTCCGAACGATTACTGGCCGCGCTGCGCACCTATAAGGGCGAGTACGACCAGACAACTCTCAACGCGATTAAGCAATTCGGTGGCAGCGAAGTCTATGCCCGCGTTACATCGACCAAATGTCGAGCAGCCACCGCCCTATTACGAGACGTGTACCTTGGTGCAGACCGCCCTTGGGACATCGAGCCAACCCCACACCCCACCGTCCCGACAGAGGTTGAGGGTGATATTCAAGAGCTAGTCAAGATCGAAGTTCAGACCATGATGCAGGCCGGTGCGCAGATCGACCAGCAGGCCATCACGGATCGCGTCAACCTTCTGCGCAAACAGGCTGAGAGAGCGTCGAAGAAAGTCGCTGTCGAGGAAGCCGACCGAGCAGGTGAACGACTTGATGACATGCTTACGGAAGGTGGGTTTTATGAAGCCTTCGCCGAATTTTTGATTGACCTCCCGATCTTCCCCTACGCCTGTGTCAAAGGCCCATCAGTTCGCAACAACGAGCAGACGAAATGGGTCGAGGGTCAGCCGGTGCGCCAATCAGTTCCCAAGATGTATTGGGATCGCGTATCACCATTCGACATCTATTGGTCGCCCGGTGCCGCGCACGTCAAGCAGGCTGACTTCGTTGAGCGAATTCAACTGAGTCGTGCCGAACTGAGTCAGGTGAAAGACCTCCCCGGTTACAACACCGAAGCTGTCAACGAAGTTCTGGAAAGAGCGCGAATGGATGGCTTGCACGAATGGTGGGATACCATCGACACCGAACGTGCGGAGTTGGAAGACCGCGAGCGATGGGCAAGAACTGCCACGTCGTTGATCGACACCGCCGAGTTTACCGGATACATCTCAGGATACATGCTGAGAGAGTTCGGCATGACCGAGCAAGAAGTTCCAGATGCAACTCAGGAATATCATGTCAAGGCATGGTTGATCGACCGCTGGGTCATCAAGGTTCAAATGAACCCTACGAATAGCAACCGCCCCCCGTACTACATTTCGAGTTTCGAGCAGGTTCCGGGTGCGATGATTGGTCAGGGCTTGCCTGACTTACTTGAAGACGTACAGGGTGTCTGTAATGCAGCCGCTCGTGCGCTGGTCAACAATGCCAGTATCTCGTCTGGGCCGCAGGTAGTCATCAACGATGGCGTAATGCAGCCGACTGACGACGATGAACTCTACCCGTGGAAGCGTTGGCATGTGAATTACGATCCTGCAATGGTGTCTTCTGGCACTGAGCCGGTTGCGTTCTACCAGCCGAATATCAATGGTGCCGAACTCATGGGCATCTATAAAGAGTGGAACTCGATGGGTAACGAGATTTCCGCTATTCCGAGTTACATGACTGGCAACGAGAAAGTCGGCGGTGCTGGTCGTACTGCGTCGGGCTTGGCAATGCTCATGGGCAACGCAAGCAAGACGCTTCAGAATGTCGCTGCCGCGATTGACAGGGATGTCATTCAGCCGCTCCTGACGGAGCTATTCGATATGGTAATGCTGACGCAGCCGGGCACTTTTAAGGGCGATGAACTGATCGTCGTCAAGGGAGTCAATCATGCGGTAAAACGTGAGCAGGATAGAATGCGCCAGCTTGAGTTCTTACAACTCACAGCTAACCCAATGGATATGCAAATTATGGGGCCAGCCGGTCGTGCTAACATTCTTAGGAGTGTTGCCACGAACCTTGGCTTGGAACACGAGAAGACTATTCCTGATGATGAGGAAATTCGAGCGCAAATTGCCGCCGCTGAGCAAGCTCAAGCAGCACAGGCACAAGCAGAAGCACAAGCAGCCGGGGGTGGGCAAACGGGCGATCCCCAGAACACTCCCCGTCCCAAAGAATCCCGTGCAGGCCCGGAGGCGGCACGTGAGGAAGTTGAAGGTGACTTTACGGGGCCGACTGGTCGGCCCGGAATGAGGGCAGGTGGATGAGAATCAAACATAAGTATGGAGACTGCATGGCCGATGGCGGTGTAGTCCACGGATCGCCGCTGAGTACACCGAAGCCCGGTGGCACTACACGCAAGCGTCCGAAGGTAGGAGACAAGAGTGGCGATACGCGGCTCCTGAACCCGAAGAAACGAACGCCCAGCAAACCGGCATCCAAAAAGAAGAAGGCTTCCGGGTCTGCTTTTAGAGACTACCGTGGCACAAAGGGCGCTATTGAAGACGCTGGCGGTTAGTAATGGCCGTCGCAACCTACGCCACTGATCTAGCACTCATTGACGCTGCCCAAGCTGTCGGCAGCTATTCGGCTACGGGTGGCGGCGCTGGTGGTCTAGCAGATGAGACTGACTACTTCATCAACAACACTCAGTGCGTCAGTAAGGCTGGCTTCACAGGTGTCCAGAAGGGCATCATTCACGATGATGTGAGCGCACCATCTATCGCGGCTGGTGATGCTGTGTTTATATGGGCACGGCAGGCCAACAGAAACATCATGGACACGGTTGCCTTACAAGGTGGCGCGGTCATCATGGGAACGTCGAGCAGCGTGTTCGAGGGCTTCAGTGTAGACGGTAATGATGTAGAAGGCTCTGAGTTACTCTCTTGGGTAAACTACGCAGTAGACCCCACACAAACACCTTCATACAGTTCGGGCAGCCCCGGCGCTCCGAGTACATGGGATCACTTTGGGTTTGAGTGGACTATCGGAAGCAGTGGCTCACTTAAAGGTAATCCTAACGGCGTAGGAGTCAGTCGCCACGGGCGAGAACTGCAAATTATCGATGGTCAAGCAGCAGCATATGGCACCTTCTTGGGCGCGGCTGGTGAGGACGCTACAGTCACAAACCGCTGGGGCATCCTGACTCCGGTAGCTGGCGGGTATCAGTTCCACGGCGCATTCGTCATGGGTACCGTGGCGACGGCGGTAGACTTCCGAGACTCAGACAGAAGCATCAGCGTTCTTGATGACCCTTTCCTACCGGCAGGATTTAACGAGTTCGAGATTCGCAATGCCTCGTCCAATGTCGAGTGGACGAACATCATCATCAGTCACTTGGGTACGAATACTCCGTCTTTACTGACGTTGGATGTTGGAACCTTCGCAGGGGCACTCTGCCAGTTCAATGGATTTGACACCACTACCTTTGCATCTACTGGCGAGTGTCTGAACAGTACTTGGACAGGCTGCGCAAGGATCAATTTGAATGAGGCTGACATATCGGGTTCATCCATATTGACACCATCGGTAGCCGCTGACGAAGGGGCCGTCTTCGACGACCGCACAACAACAGCCGCTACCAATATTTCGGAACTGGACAACACCACCTTTAGTCAGGGCACTGCCGCGCATCACGCTATACGCTTCGGCGCTAACGTCGATGACAATATTGTTTTGACTGGCATCGCGTTCGATGGTTTCGCTGCTATTGAGGATGATAACGGGTGCGCCCTTAGATTTGATGCGACGACAGGCTCATTAAATTGCAGCTTGGTCGGTTGTACGGTTGACGGAGTACCGGCCACAGCATTAAATCTATTCAAGGATGATGCGGCTGGCGTAGCCGTTACTCTGGTGTTCGATGTCATTACATTAGAAGTAACTGTTTTGGATGCTACTGATGACACAGCCCTTACAACAGCACATGTTCAACTACTGAAGGACTCCGACAAGAGCGTTTTGCTTAGTGGTGCAGTAAACGGCAGTGGTGTAATTTCAGACACAATAGCCTATGATGCTGATACCGATGTTGTTGGTTGGGCGAGAGAACATAACATCAGTGGGACTGATTACACCCCGCAAGATATTTCAGGTCAATACACGATTAACGGATTTTCTATAACCATCAGGCTAATACCGGCTGAGTAAACGAGGATATAACCATGGCTGTCTATGACAGAGATTACGCAACACCCGCAGATGCAGTAACCGCTTGGTTAGCGCAGTATGCAATCGCCGCAGACGGTAGTATTACGTTTGTCTCAGGCACGGACACCTTTCACGTTTGGTGGTTACATCGAGCCTTGCAGAAAAAGGTTTGGGATTTAGCGACTTCGGGTAATGACTTACTCAACCTCGCGAAGCCGAACCCTAGTACGTCAGAAGCTCTCGGTACAATTATTACGTTGCTGGATCACACCACTGATTTCTCGGTGCGGTACAACATCACTGACACGGTGGCCGAGACTCACTTTGGTGGGTCGATTGAGCAGCAAAATGCTTCCTCTCAAACTGAACGCTATTCTGGTTTGATCGTGCTTGGCTCCGCTGTAGCGGCCACTCAACTACAGATCATTCAGAACGCTGCGGTGTATACCTCATTCTGGGGTACTGGTTTGAACCAGACGGATAGCAATACCTTGCTCCGTGTCTTGGTTAAAACAATCGTAGCTGGTGTTGATGTTGACCAGCAGATCGTTGTCGTGAAGGCGAGTGAGTTTGAAGATACCTATGCCGTATGGGAAACCACGCTGGGCTTGGGTGAGAAGGTAGCAGCAATTTCGACGGCAGATGATCCGAACAACAACACGCCCATTGCAACGGTACAGGCTTACACTGGTTTCGCAGGAGTCGGGGCGACGGTAGAGGGTTGGACTCTCGTCGATGTCGATGGCAACGGGGCCGATCCGTTTATTGGTGATTTGTCCTACGCAGGATTGACTGGCAACCAGACTAAGGACGCTTTGTATGAAGTTGTTAAGGCGTATCTTGTTCGGGGCACCACCGACACGCTCTGGGGGATTGACGGCGATCTATACACCGCAAGGCTTTTCCAGATGACTGTGACGCCGGGCACTGGTGGTCTACTTTATGTCCAGAACGAACTTGTAACGTGGGGTACTGGTGGCGAGGGCGTCCTGTTAGCTGTCGATGATGTGGACGAGAACAACACCACTCGCATTGTCATCCATCTGAACAAGGGTGTCGCACCAGTCGCATCCGACACAATCGTAGGTGCGACGAATTCAGCAGATAACGTAGTTGTTTCGACTGAGAAGCTGGCGACTGCTGCGAACTATATCGGTGTGTATACCGGCACCAACTGGATCGCACCGAAAGGTACTGGTTTCCTTTCTACTGAATTGATCTTCGGTGATTCGGTTACGGCTCTTGATGGTCAAACACCGGGCGTACCGCAGAATGTTACGCTCAGTCTTACCGTCAACTGCGACGCATCCGATGATCCATATTGCTTCCTCGCGGAGAAAGATGGTGCGCTTAATGCTCCAGATTACAACACCTACAATGGTACAGCGCAGGGTGTGAGTGTCAGTACGATTATCGTCGATGCTGCAATTCAAGCCGATGAGCCGCAGACTGGTTACGTTGGTGTGCTGCATACAGGACGGACGTATTACACGTTCTACGAGTATTCATCTTGGACAGGTTCGACGTTCACCCTTGTAGGTACGACTGATGCCATTGCGATTACCGCTGGTGACAATATGTTTATCGCCTACTTCTACGAGGCGCTGGTGGGTACAGGTGCAGTCCAAACACTGTCACGGAGCTTCGTGTTTGATGCAGGTACGAGGAACTTTGTTGGTTGGGTGAGGCATGGTGATCCGACGATACCGGATAAGCCAGTTGCCGGATAAGCCAGTTGCCATTGCCTTCAACGCAGTAGGCTCTAACTCTCAGTCCTTGACAGTGCAGCTTGACAATGAGAGCTAGGATATGGCGTATGCAGTCAACTGGACTACAAAGGTCATTACCGTCCCTTTAGTGGACTTGACCTTTGTATCTGGTACTAACTACACGCTTGATGCAGCAGATGTCTGGATCGAGTTACGTCGCTTGGAGGCTTCTCCGAGTGATGGCCTTTGGGCAGACCAGATAGCCGAGTTCGTCAATACTCAGGTGCTATCTGGCCTGTCCTATTCGGCCATTCTGAAAATGATTAACGGCTACACATGGGACACTGACACGACCAACAAAACGATTTCATTGCTCGGAATCAATAACAATTTGTTGGATACGTTCGTTCCCGGTAGTGGCATCTCTGTTCTAGCAAACAACTCTGGCGGTAAAATTACGGTAGATAGTGGTCTATCTGCCATCACCCAGCAGGATAAGGATGACATTGAGAGTCAAGTTCATCTGCACCACATGGAGAATGGTGAAACATTTGAGGAGCAGATTAGGCTCGTCCGAGCGGAAGCTGCGGGCAAGATTGTCGTAGCTGGCACCGAACACCGAATCAGAAATGCTGCGGATACGAAAGACCGCATCATT